CCAACGCCGCGAGCGCTCCCGGAAGGGAGTCCATACGGAAACCTCTTTACTGGACGGTGGCGAGGGCTTCGGCTTTGAGGCCGTCGGGCGCGTCGCGGGCGACAGGATCACCCATTGCCAGCGCTTGTGCAAGTACGCCTAGAAGGGGGCGCGCGATCGCCTCCTGCACCACGGCGCGATGAAGCCCGGCTAGGTCGCCGTACGATAGGTTCACGCTCCCGAGCGCCACCCCGGCGCGTTCCGCCACGGCCCGCCGGGTAAGCCCCTGCAGCCCGGTCTCGCTCGCCACGGCGCAAGCCGCGTCAAGCACCTTGGCGTCGCGCGCCGCGTTCATCGCCTGCCAACGGGGCGTACGGGGGTTGGTCACTTGCATCTGCGGGCTCTCTTCCGGGCGGCCTTGCTGCCCTTGTATGGCTTGCGCTTCGCCTTGGGCGACTTGGTCCTAAAGAGGGGCCGCCGGTACGGGAGCGGTTCCGCCCCTATGCCGCGCAAGAGGTCCGAAACGCCCGCCAGCAGGCTAAACGCATAGTCGGACGTCACGGCTGTTGCGGTCCGTACCGGCGGCGTGCGTGGCGGCTCTGACGCGACGGCGGTTACGTCCAGTCGCGGGGCGGGCGGCGGGTCGGCGGTGTATGTCCCTGTCATGCTCTCGTGTCTCCCGACTTATGACGTAGCGGTCATAGCTACAGTGTCCCGGGGCCGGTTGCAAATGCAGAATCGCCCCCGGCCGCCGCGACCAGATCAAGCCAAGCTTTTTGAGCTCGCTCCCGGTCCGTGCCGGTATACTTCCACCCGGGGGCTTTGCATTCCCGCGATACAAATTGCGCAAGGGTCCGGCCGACGTGCTCCGGCGTGATCAGCACGGGCCGCCAGCCTATGAGATCCGACGACTTGAGCACTTCGTTAAGTTGCTTGGAGTCATTGGCGAGACCAAAGCGCACGGGCCGTCCGTTTATGTCAGTCAATACCCCGACATTATTCCGGAACAAGGTCACGCCTTTAGTTGGCGCTTCTAGCCGCACTTGAGACTGTGCGTAGGCTTCACTTGTCATAACCACCCCATGCTTGCCGGCATTCCGGCCGGTCGCCGCCGTTGCACGACGTCCCATACCAGCCACGCAAAGTCTTGTTCGCCGCCTCCCGCCACGTTGCCGGCCGCCAGCCACGCCCCGGGCGGACAAGACGGGCGATCGGTAAGCAGCCACACGCGCGAGGGCGGCCGGGTTTTATAGAGCCGCCGGGAGCGCTTGCCGCCGTACAGGAATTTGGCCGACACGAACGCCGCGACTTTGCCCGGCGCGTTGTCCAGAGCTTGCACGATACAGGCTTCCGCGCCGGCCGCCTTGAAGTACGGCGGGTTCATGCAGACGTTTTGCACGCCTTCGGGAAGCCACCCGGTCGCGATAAAGTCCGACACGCCCGCAAAGAACGGCGCGCCCCGGTCCTTTATGTCCGACCCCGTGACCGTCACGCCATGCGACGCCAGCACTTCCGGTATCGTCCCGCGTCCGCAACATGGGTCGTGCGTCCAGCCGTCGAAGCTCTCAACGGTTAGAAGCTGGCGGACGCTCTTCGCCGGCTCAATATACCAATCTTCCGGGTCGCGCTGCCATAGGTGCGCATCTTTGCGTGTCTTGGTCATGCTTCAATGCGCCCCCTTAGCGCCGCTGCGTCCGTTGGGCCCAAGGCTAGCGCACTGAGCACGTCAAGCCCGAAGGTAAACCAGAATTCCCGCTGGATCTCCGAATCGGTCCGCCCCGCCGCGTGGCGTTGGCCGGCCCATATGTCCATGGCGTTCCGGAGCGCCACTTGCTCGAGCTGGCGGGCGTGATGGCGTTTGACGTCGGCGAGCTGTCCGATCTCCGGCATGTGCTTTGCCGCCAGTGTCGCCCGGTACGCTTCGGCCGGTAGGTTGACGACGTCGACCGCGCCGCGAAGCCGCGCCAAGGTCTCCGGGTCTAGCTCGCTAAGGTCGCCGTCGACCATTTCCGGGCTGGACCGGCCGACGGGCGGCGGGGCCGGGCAAGAGCAATAGGGGCACGCTTTGAGCGTCCGGACGTACGGTTGATAACAGCCGGGATACGGCCCCCACGGAAGGCAAATGCGGGACGGTATGGCGTCGCTCCCGCCGCCGCTGCGTCGCTCCCGGCGGTCCAGCGACCACGCCCGGGGCCGATCGGGCGGCCCGTGGCGAAGGAAGTTGCCGACGTGGTCTATGATGCGGGCCGCGCCCTTGCCCGGCATGGGCCGGAGCGCCCGGCCAAATTGCTGCATGAACGTCGCGAGACTTGCCGTCTTGCGGGCCAAGCTGGCGACCTCGATCGCGGGAAGATCAAAGCCTTCGCTCACGATATCGACGACGACAAGCTGCATGATCTCGCGCTTGGCGTATCTCTTGAGCGTGTGACGCCGCACGCCGCCGTCTGTCTTGCCCGTAAGAAGGGCGGCCGGGACGCCTTGCGCCACGTACTGCGCTTGGATCTCGCCGGCGGTCTCAACGTCAGGGCAAAAGGTCACGCCCAAGAGGCCCGGCGCAAACTCAAGATATCGGGCGACCACGTCCCCGACGATATGCGACTCGCGGGCGGCGGCGCGTAGCTTGGCGGTCGACCAGTCCCCGCTTGCGCCTATGTCGCTCTCTAGCAGGCGCATATCGTTCTCAACGCAAAACATGCGGTAGTCGGTAAGATGCCCGTTATCTATCAGCCACCGCATAGGCGGCCCTTGCACCATGACGTCCGCCAGCCCGTCCGCGTGCCGGCCTAGACCCTTGCCGTCGGCGCGTTGCGGCGTGGCGGTCGGGAAGAGCCCGCGACAGGCCGGGTTGGTAAACAGGGTCATGGCCGTGCCCCATTTATTGGCCGCTATGACGTGGTGCGCTTCGTCCACTACAACCAACGTGACCGTCGACGCCCAAGCCTTGAGCTCTTCCCGGCGATTGTTGAGCGTGTCGACGCCAGCGACCCGACACGGCGCGCCCGGGGCGTAATAGCTTCGACCCAATTCGTCTATGTGCAGTCGGGCAATGGCGCGTCGGACCGCATCGGGGGCGATAATGTCGTGCCGGACGCCGTTGCGTGCGAGGGCTAGCGAGAGCTGTCCGACAAGCTCTTGACGGTGCGCAATGACGGCGGCGGCTTGGCTCCCGATAAGGTGCGCGAGGATGACCGTCTTGCCGCCGCCGGTGTCCAGACGCATGACCACGTTGCGCGCCCCGGCCGCCCATTCCGTGCGGACGGCGGCGGCTAGATCGTTCTGGTATGGCCGGAGAATTGGCAAGGCACGCTCTGCGATTGCTGTTGACGGGGCTGTCATAGGTCGGTAACGGTTCCGCCGTCAACATGCAAAACAGGAGGCCACGGCCTTGCAAATCACATTCGACACGGCGACCATTACGCCCCGGGAGATCACGGGGCTTGTCGCTCTGCTAACCGGCGTGTGCCCCGCCCCCTTTGCCGACGCCTCGCCGGCCCGTTTGGTCGACGTCACTCTGCAGGACGGACCGGAGCTGGCGCAAAAACTGCAGGCGGCCGTCGTGCCCCCCGCTCCGGCCCCCGTCGACGAAGTCACGGCGGCGTTTGGCCCGGCGGACCCGGCCCCGCCCGTGCAAAGCGCTGGCGGCCCCGTCGACGCGGACGGCCTGCCATGGGATGCGCGAATCCATGCCACCACGGCGGAAGGCGTCGGGTCGCTCACGGCGGACGGCCGGTGGCGGAAGAAGCGGGGCGTCGCCGACGCGCTCGTGCAAACCGTGACCGCAGAGCTCCGGGCCGCGCTTCCCGCGCCGCCGCCAGCTCCGCCCCCGCCGCCAGAGCCGCCGCCCGCCCCGGCCCCCGCCGCCGTGCAGCCCCCGATCGTGCTCTTCCAAGCGCTCATGAAGAAGGTGACGCCCCTGCAGAACGCCGGTAAATTGACCGTGCTGGACATTACCGGCATGTGCGAGACCGTCGGCGTCAAGAAGCTTGGCGATCTCCTGCAGCGTCCCGACCTTATCCCGGTCGTGGAAGCGCAAGTCGACGCGATTGCGGCGGCGTGACCGTGAGTGTGCCGGGGGTCCTTCGTCCTAGCAGCGCGGCGATATGGTCGCGCTGCCCGGGCAGTTTCGCAATGCAGGCCCGTTACGAGGAGACGGAAGGCGAGGAGGCGCGGCTAGGGACCGCCGCGCACCATTGGGCGACGGAAGCCCTGCAAGGTCGCTTCCTGCCCGTCGGGGCTATTGCGCCTAACGGCGTGGCGATTGACGAAGAAATGCAGGAATGCGGGAGCTACTTCCTCGCCGCCGCGACCATGGCGGGCTTCCCGCGTTGGGTTGAACGCAAGCTGACAATGTACCAGCTCGTACACCCCGACTGCGAGGGCACGCCGGACCTTGCCGCCTGCGATCACGGGTCGAAGTGTATCGACGTCGTCGATTACAAATATGGGCATAGGTACGTCGACCCGTGGTGCAATGAGCAGCTTTGTCTATACGTCGCCGGCGTGCTCGAGCGGGAGTCCCTGACTTGGGACATGGTCAAGGGCTGGCAAGTCCGGCTTACGATCGTCCAGCCCCGCAATTACCACCCCGACGGCCCGATACGGACTTGGGACACGTTGGGTTGGAAGGTCCGCGCCGTGGTCGACGGGCTTTATACGGCGGCCCGTCACGCCAAAGTGCCTAACGCCCTTTGCGTGCCAAATGACCATTGCGAAGACTGCAGCGCTCGCCACGCTTGCCCGGCGTTGCGGGCCGCCGGGTACGCCGCAATGGATATCGCCGGGCAGTCCGTGCCCCTCGAGATCCCGCCGGCCGCCATTGGCCTGCAGCTCTCGCTAATCCAACGCGCCCAAGGCCGCCTAAAGGCGCAGCAGGGCGCACTAGAAGAGATCGCTAAGGGGGAACTTCGCGCCGGCCGGGCGGTGCCGGGATGGGGCTTCAAGCAAGGGACGGGCCGGGAGCGCTGGACGATCGACCCGGACGCGGTCGTTGCCATTGGCGAGGGCTTCGGCGTGAACCTTGCAAAGCCCGCGACGCTCACGCCGAACCAAGCCCGGACCGCTGGCGTCCCGGGAGACGTTGTAACCGCATTCGCGGAAAAGCCCCCGGGGGAGCAAAAGCTTGTCCCCATGGGCCATGAATCTGCAGCAAAAGCCTTCGGGTAAACAGGAGAGACCAAACTATGCCTACCAATTTTACCAGCCCCGTCGGGCGGCTCGTGCAGGGCGACGCCTTTAAGCCGAATACGACGGACATGCAGGGCGCGCCCCTGACGATCAAGACGGGCCCCAACGCCGGACAGGCGCGCACGGAATGGTTTGTCGCGCTCGCCTTCGCCAAGTCCGACCCGGCTTGGCCGGCATTCAAAGCGTTGATCGACGCGGAAGCCCGGCTCTCGTGGCCGCACCTGTATCCGACCCCGGGCGGCCCCTGCGTTCTTCCGACTTTCAGCGACAAGGTCGTTGACGGCGACGGCTTCGACGATCGCGGCCGGCCGTTCAATCGCCTGCCCGGGTTTGCCGGTCATTGGGTTGTCCGCTTTACCAACGGATTCCAGCCCAAGGTCGTCAAGAGCGAAGGCGGCGCGTGGCGGGAAGCGCGGCCCGAAGAGATCAAGCGCGGGTATTACGGCCGTGTCGCCGGGACGATCAAGAGCAACGACAACGCTCAAAAGCCCGGATTGCATATGAATTGGAGTCAATTCGCAATCGACGGTATCGGCCCGGAGATCATCGTCGGCCCGTCGGCTGAAGATGCTTTTGGGACGGCGGGCGGACCCGTGGCGTTGCCCCCGGGCGCGTCGGTCACGCCCGTTGCGACGGGAGCCATGCCCGGCGTCGGCCCGGTCATGCTCCCGGCGGCTGGCGGCGTGACGTACGAAGCCATGATCGCGGCCGGCTGGACCGACGCCGCCTTGATCGCGGCGGGCATGATGGCCCCGCCCCCGGCCGCAGCGCCCGCCCCGGCTCCGGCCCCCGTCCCGCCCATGGCCGCGCCGGTGCCCCCTGCAGCGCCCGCCGCCCCGGCATACGACGGGTACCGCGCCGGGCCCGCTCCGGCCCCGCCAGCGCCCGCGCCGACGCCCCCGGCGGCTCCCGTCCGCGTCATGCTCCCGGCCGCTGGCGGTGCGTCTTATGAGGCCATGCTTGCGGCGGGCTGGACCGACGCGACCCTTGTCGCTCACGGGATGATGCAAGGCCCCCCGGCCTAAGCGGCCCGCTCTGTGACTTCTGTAAGGCCCCGGCTGTCCGCTACGTCGGCCGGGGTCTTTGGGAGTGCAAAGCGTGCCATGATGAAATCCCATTCTAGGAGGCGTGACCATGGAACGAAGACACGTTGTCAACGGGCTGCGAGCTATCCGCGCCCAAGAGCATTTTACGGCGACGCGCATCGGCGCGCCGGGTTGTAAGATCCGGCGACAGGCGGAAGAATTCCGGACGTATCTGGACTACGCTATCCAGCTTCTCGAGGCGGAAGCGCCCGGGGTTTTGCCGGATATCGCCGCAGAACGACGCCGGCAAATAGACGTTAAAGGCCGGACCGCCGAACACGATGACGGCCACCGAAACGGCGAAATTGCTAACGCCGCCGCCGACTTCGCTTTGACGGGAACGCACCCTCCTTCATGGTCTTGGGCCTATCGGTCAAAGGTTGAGAAGCGAGAGCCGCGCCGCCTGCAGCTCGTAAAGGCGGGCGCGTTGATCGTGGCGGAAATAGAACGCCTAGACCGGCTAACAGTCACGCCTGCGCAATGACCCGTTTTGAGCGAGACACGGACCCGGCTTCCGTAGCTAGGCACGTAGCGGGTCAAGCTCTTTGGGCGGCCGTTCTAGGGCTCCCGAAAAGATGCGAGACAAACGAAGTGCATCCCGGCCTAGCGTGCTGCCTTTTTTGCGGCGCGGATAGCGGGGAGAGCTGCAGGGCCGGGGACAAATGACCGCCGCGAAGCTGGACGTCGAAACCTATAGCGAGGCGGGTCTAGTCTGGAATGACAAGACGCAGAAATGGGACAAGGTTCCCGGCTCCGGCGTCAAAAAGGGCCTGCCCGTGGTCGGCGCGGCGGCGTACGCAGAGCACCCGTCGACGGATCTCTTGACGCTCTCGTATGAGCTGCCCGGGCAGGCCAAGCGGCGTTGGCGGCCCGGGCTTCCCTTGCCTTACGATCTCTTCGCCTATTTGGACGCGGGCGGCCCGCTCGAGTCGCACAACGCCATGTTTGAGCGGCTGATATGGGTGCACGTGCTGCAAGGGAAGTACGGTTGGCCGCCCCTTAACCCGTATCTGCAGCGCTGCAGCATGGCGACGGCCCGGGTCAATCAATACCCGGCCGCCCTTGCCAAGCTGTCCGACGTCCTGCAGCTCAAGACGCCGAAGGACAAGGAGGGGACGCGCCTTCTGGACAAATTCAGCGTGCCCCGGAATCCGACCAAGAAGGACCCGCGTCGCCGGATCCTGCCCGCTTGGACGCCCGGCGCGGATCCGGCCGACGCGGCGGATTTTGAAGCGCTTTGCCGCTATTGCGACACGGACCTAGACGCAGAGGGCGAGGCGGTCACGCATATGCTGCCCATGACGCCCGACGAGCTAAATTTTTGGTGGATTGATCAGGAGATCAATTGGCGGGGAATGGGCGTCGATCGGGCCGGGCTTATGGCCTGCCTTGGAATCCTCGACCAGATCCTAGAGCGCTATGGGGATGAATTCCGGAGCATTACAGGCGGGCTCAATCCGACGCAGCTAGAGGCAACAAAGGGTTGGCTGGCGGCTCACGGTATCCACATGCAGGGCATGGACGAAGAGGCCGTGACCGACGCCCTGAAGCGCTTGCCGCCCCATCCTCCCGGCCGGCATTGGCCGCCACGGCGCGCGCTCGAGATCCGCCAGCTCACCGGATCCGCCAGCGTCAAGAAGACATTGGCGATGGCGAACCAGCTTAGTCGCGACGACAGGCTTAGGAACCTTCTTGCGCACCACGGGGCCCGTACAGGGCGGCCGACGGGGGAAGGGCCCCAGCCTCTCAATCTGCCTAAGGCCGGCCCCAAGCTCGCCACGTGCGCGGCGTGTGACAAGGCGTACCGGCCGACGTTTGACGCCTGCCCGTGGTGCGCGTCGCCAGAGCGCAAACCGGGCAAACCGGGATGGAAGGTCGATATGGTCGACCAAGTCCTAGAGGTTATGGAAACGGGCGCGCTGGATCTCGTCGAATGGTATTACGGCGACGCGGCGCTTTGCATATCGGGTTGCATCCGGGGGCTCTTTGTTGCCGCTCCGGGGCACGATCTAATCGCGTCGGACTATAGCGCGATTGAAGCCGTCGTGATCGCCATGCTCGCCGGGGAACAATGGCGGATCGACGCCTTTAACAAGGGCGACCCGATCTATCTCCTGTCCGCGTCCAAGATAACCGGCAAGACGCTTGCGGAATATCTCGAGTACGCGGCGCTTAACGGCGATCACCACCCGGACCGCCAAAAGATCGGCAAGGTCGCGGAGCTAGGGCTAGGCTTCGGGGGATGGATTAACGCTTGGCTGGCGTTCGACGATTCCGGGACGTTTACCGAACAGGAGATCAAAGGCCACATTATCGCATGGCGTGACGCTTCGCCCGCGATCGTCGAATTTTGGGGCGGACAGCATAGGGGGCGGCCTTGGGACCGCGACCGCCGGCCGGAGCTGTACGGCGTTGAGGGCCACGCCATTCTAGCCCTGCAGCACCCCGGACAGGCGTTTAGTTATCGGGGGCTCACGTTTTACAAGCGCGACGACGCCCTGATAATCCGGCTCTTGTCCGGGCGCGAGCTCACCTATCACAACGCGACCTTGACGACGTCGGACCGTGACCCTTCGCAGCTCTCAATCGTGTATTGGACTTGGAACAGCAACCCCAAGTACGGCCCGCCCGGATGGGGGCCCATGGCGACGTTTGGCGGGCGGCTCACGGAAAATATCGTGCAGGCCGTGGCGCACGACATAATGCGCTACGCGGTCCTGCAGCTACGCGCCGCCGGCTATCCGACGATCCTTCACGTCTATGACGAAATCGTCTGCGAGATCCCGCAAGGGACCGGGTCGCTAGAAGAGTTTGAAGCGCTCATGATGCGCCGGCCGCCATGGGCGCACGATTGGCCTATTGTGGCGGCCGGGGGCTGGCGGGGCCGGCGGTATCGGAAGGGCTAGTCGAACAACGTCGACCGGCCGTCTTCCCCCGTGACGTGCGATTGAACGTCTAGCAGCCTCCCGCGAGGGCCGACCCATGCGTACGCCCAAAGCCGGCGGCCGTTTACCGGGCGAAAGCCGACTTGAACGGCCGCGCCGTTATCGAACGCGCGGATCTTGAGATCTCCGATAACACCGGCCCAAGACTTGCGAAGGGCGGCCCGTTGCGATCCGTTTAGCTTCGCCAGCTCTGCGTTGATGCTTTCGACGGCTTGCATGGTCTAGTCCTCCCAAACCGAATAATCCGCCAGCTTGACGGACAGCCATTCCTTGCGGTGCTCGTGCCTGCAGTCCCCGACTTGGTTCCCCTTGGCGTCGACCGGGTACGCGGCCCAGACCCGCGCGCCCCGGTCATAGAAGCGGTCGATCTTCACGGCGGGGCCGACCGCATACTTGAGATCATCGGCGAGTTGTTCGGGGCTCTTGATAATCATGTCGCTGTCTCCCTTGCTGACAATTATTTGTACGCTTAACTCCCGGGGGCGTCAAGCCCCCTTCAAGTCCACGATCTCGATTTTGCAGGAGGCGGCGAAGGCGGCCCGCTTGGCGGAAACGTCCGCATAATATTGCTTGTAGCTCCCGAAGCCCTTTTCGCGGGCGACCCGCTCCCGGGCGATGACGTAGTCCGCCGGGAAGCGCCCGCCAGACCGGCCCCAAATGCTAAAGCATCCGGACATTTCCGCCGCGTATCCTTCGGCGGTCTTCCGCGCCTTGGCCCGGTCCAACGAGTGCCCGGACTCAACGCGGCCGTTCGGGGCGATCACTTGCCACGCGGCCCGGACGGGGCGCTTGCCCTTGTAAACGTCGACTTGGCCGTTCGAAAAGATTGCCTTGATGCTCATGTCGCTGTCTCCCTTGCTGACAATTATTTGTACGCTTAACCCCAAGCCCCGTCAAGCGTCAACGTGAGACCAGCGCAAAGATTCTTTTGCGCGGCTCACAAGGGACGGATCCCGGCCGGCTTCCCGGTCTTCCCGGACCCATCGCCGCAAAAGCCCGTCCTGTTGCGAGCGGGCCCAAGCGGCGTGATCTTCGCCCTTCCGGTTCCCGGCCTGCCACGAGAGGGACAGGGGCAACATGAGCTGCCCCCGGGCCGCCATGAGCCGCCAGAATGCCTGCTTATGGGGCACGGTGCAGAAGACTTGGCGCCCGTTGGTGGGTTGGAAGGACGCCCCGCATTCAGGACAGGTTCTCATAGCGGTCCCCTTTCCAAACCTGCAGGTTTGCCCGGTCCGGCAAGCCGGACGATAGGGACCGCGACGCTTGGTACAGGGCGTCGGCGTCGTCGGTCGCGCCGATCATGACGAAGCCGAACGGCCCCTTGTAGCGGTACGAAACGAAGCCGGCGGCGGCCATAGGTCGGTCGGCCCAATACGCGCGGGGCTTGACGATAACGGGGTTAGACATTGGGGCGGCCCTCCCTTGGCCGATGACGTACAGTACGTCAGGGGCCGGGGGCCGTCAATGGTAATTTGTACGCCTAACGCGACGCCGGGCGCTGGCGGCCCCTTAGCGGAAGACTAGGACGCTGAAATTGTTGTTCTGTGGCGCGCTGCCAATGTTGGCGTTGCCGTTCTGTTGGTTCACGTCGAAGCCGACCGTCGTCGGGTTTTCCCAAGTCGCGACCACGTTCTGCCCGCGCACGGTGAGTTGTGGCGCATAGTTGGCGTCGGCGGGGGCGGACGTGAACGCGACGTAATAGGTTCCGCTGGCGGTCCGGGTCACGCTGGCGATATTGTTTGCGCCGTAGATCGTACACGCGCCGTTGCTGCCCTGTCCGGCGACCATGCAGGACGCGAAGGGTGCGACGACGCCGGCCGCCGTGAGAAGGTCCGCAAGGGGCACGTCAGACGCAGAAGCGGTCCCCGTGGCGTTGATAGTGCCACTGGCGACGGTTTGCGCGACGCTCACGCTGTACGTGCCTGTACCGCCCGTGCCGGTGAGGAAGGCCGTAATGCGTGTGCCGGCGGTGACGCCCGTCCCGGACAGGGTTTGGCCGATTGCCAGCCGGCCGGACGCGACGGCGGTCACGGTCATCGTCTGCGAGGCGATCGAAGCCGTGACCACGGACGCCGTGCCGATATTGGCCTTGGCCGTGAGCGTCGGCATTTGCGCGAGCTGCGTATTCGCGACGCTGTCCGGGGCGACCAGCGCTTGCCAGCCCGCCCCGCCGCTGTCCGGGTTGGTCGTATTGGCGTCGACCAGATTCACCCAATAGAGGCCGGCCGTGGTGCTGCGCAGAATGCAGCCGGCGGGATAGCCGCCGATATCGGTCGAGAATGTGCCGTCGTACAGGGACGTTCCGCCGGCCGCCTGCCATTGGTTCCAAGCGGTGATTTGATTCAGGATCCCGTTAAAATCCTGTCCGGCCGGGGGCACGCCGCCGCCGGACAGGGGCGTGAAGCACTCCGGCGGGAAGCCTTCGGTAAGATTCGCGACGCCAGACGCGCCGGGGGCTTCCGGAATGGTCCGGATATAGCCGCCACCCGCGCTCGAGGCGAAGGGAATCGGAAACTTGGTCGGAATGTCGGCGGCGTCCATTGCGGGCCCCTAGATGACGTTGATTGTGGCGACGATGCCGGAAGGCGTGGCGAGCACGTTGGATTGCGCAAGGATTGCCAGCTCAACGGCCGTAAGCGGAAATTCGAACGTGTACGTCATGGTCATATCGAGGCCGTCTGTCACATAGCAGTTTCCCCGGCCCGGGAAGAGCAAGCGAAGGATTCGGTTTGCGGACGGTATCGACCCGTCGCAAATGTTGCTCAACGCCTTGGCGTAAATGAGCGTTCGATAGTCCGCGTCGGGCAGGGCGTAGTTGGACGTTGACGAGCCGCCATTGAAAAAGACGCCTTCGCCGAACGGGACGGCGCTGGACGGGTTGGACTCCTCAAAGCCTAGCGTTATCTCGCCGCTCGCCACAAGCACCACGCGCCCGACGTCGACGATGCGCCCCCAAACGTCTAGCCCATAGCCTTGCGCCGTGGCGACATTCCAAACCAGATCATACCAAGCGTCGATATCGGCGTCCGGAACGATCCAAGTCGAGAAGTCTTCTAGCAGCCGGATAATCGTCGGGCTGGCGGCGTACTGACTGACAAGGGGGTTGAGGGGGGCGTAGGGCATTAGACGAGCGTCAACGTCACGTCGGCGGTGTCGAGTGAGGGCAGTTGGTCAATGTCGACGGTTACGGTGTCCCCCGTCGGGCTCGCGGTCGTGCCGATACTGATGGATATGACGTTGGCGGCCCATGCCCCAAGCGTGACCACGGACGCGAGGAAACGGGACGCATACAGGGTCCGGCCAATCCCGGCCCGTGTCCCGCCGTCACCCCCGACAAAGGCGTTTGCGATCGCCGCCTGCACTTGCGCTTCGGCGTCGGAAGGGACGGCGAGCGAATCGGTGATCGACACGGCGATAAAAATCGGAAGGTCCGTCGGAGTCACAACGTACACGTCGTAGGACGGGTACGGCGGCGTGTAGGACGGATCTTGGTCTTCCACAGCGTACAGGGTCGCGGTGGCGGTATACATGGGTTGGCCGGGCCACTTTTTGCCCCATACCGCTTCAGCGATGGCCTGCCCGTCGCCCCCCGCCGCCGCGACGTACAAGGCATAGGCGGGCAGGGTCACGCCGCCTGTTGCGACAGGCGCGGCGGTGCTGTTGTCGGTGACATAGGCGTCAAGCACGCCCGGGACGGACAGGACGGCGGCCCGCACGGACGGAAGCGACCCGACGGCGTTGAGGGCCACGGACGCCCGCCGCCGCGCCTCGAATTCGGTCGCGCTCTCAACGTCCCGGCCGACCGTTCCCGGGTCTGCGTTGGTCACGCTGTCCCATCCCGGGACGGCGCGATAGATACTCGTGAGCGTGGCGGCCGGGCAGGCAATAGGGCCTGTGGTCTGGCATTGAAACACGACGTCGACCGTTCCGCCGCTCCGGATCTTGGCACGCGACGTGCTGGCGTACAGGTCGCCGGCGGTTGACGCTACGAGCGAACCGGCCGGAATGACGACGCCCGGGCTCCCGGTGCATGTCGCCACGACGGACGTCGCGATAGCAGGCAGGCGCTCGAGGAAATAGATTCGGCCGATCGCGTCTTGCAGGCGGCCCGTGGCTAGCGCCGGATCCACGCCGTTAAGCACCTGCAGAACAAGAGCGTTCTTCTCGCCTATGGCCGTCGTGAAGCCGGTCGCGAGCTGCCCTTGGGGCGTGGACAGGGACGGGTTTAGATTGCCCCCGAAGGCGGCGTTTAGGTCCGCCTGCACGCCCGCCAGAATATCCGGCTCGCTAGGCGCGACGAAGCCCCGGGGGCCGAAGGTCGGGGACGGAACACTTGTGGTCATATCAGCCCCCTATGGACGTTGAGCCGCCCGCGAACGCGATAGATAGCACGGTCCCGGCGGTGTCTGTAACCCGCACTTGGCCGGTAAGCTGGCGGCCCGCAATTGAGGCGAGCGTACAGGTCGCGGCGACCACGCCCGGGACGGTAAGGGCGGCCCGGGTCAATTGTTGCTTGACGAGCGAGACCGGCGGGGCGTGGCCTAGAATTTGGTCGAAATACGGGACGCCAAGGGCCGTGTCGTACCACGCCTCCCCGAGGAACAGGCGGATAGCCGACGCGACGTCTTGCGCCATGGCGTACGGGTCGGACGCAACGGCTATATCGCCCGCCGCGTCTAGGCAAAGATCCCACGTCGTTTGATCTAAGAGAAGGCTGTTCATGGGACCGCCGGGCCGGAAGTGCCGCCGCCGACCGTAACGCCGGTGTGCTTGTGCGTGGTGAGGCTACGGCCGTCGCCAGTGACGACGCCGGTAAAGGTCGCGGTGCTATCCCCCGTAAGCGCGCCGGTCACATGGACCGCGCCTTCTAGCTGGATATCCGGGCTTGTAATGGTCACGGTGGGGGCCTCAACGGTGACAGCGCCCCCCGACTGTATCGCAACGTCGCCCGGCGTGACAATCTGGATCCCGTCGGCGTAAAACCGCACGTATTGGGTCGGGACGCCATTGAGGAACCCGCCGATATACAGGCCGTCGGACAGGCTGAATTGCCGGAAGCTGCCCGGGTTGGCCGCCGCTTTGGTCGCCTTGACTGCGCTTATGTCGCGGGAGGCGAAGACGGCTAGCCCTATGTCGTCAACCTTTGGGTCGAGAATCACGGCGTCCGTCCCGCCCTGCAAGCGCATATACGGGAGCCCGTAGATAGGCGCGTGCGGCGTGGCATTGCCCGCCCCGTCGATTTGCGCCACGAGCGGGAGCACGTCGACCGTACCGACGGCCGACACGCCGCCCGCGTTAGAGACCGCAAGCACCTTGACCACGGTCGCCGTCGCCATTTGCCCCATGACCATGCGCACGACAAAGTCCAGCGCGTTAGCGGTATCCGTCGCGCTCGAGAGCTGTTGCGCGCCTTTGTAGTTGTCGCTAGCTGGCAAGGGCGATTCTCCCAAGGACGGTGCATTGCGCACGCGTAAACCACGCGCCGCCCGGAGCTAGGCTTTCCAGATCATGAGAGACCGCAAACACGGTCCATTGCCCGGCGGCCGGCGTGAGCACGCTTTCAACCTGAATCGCGCGGCCAAAGATCACGGCGGGGTTAAACAGAGACGTGACCAGAATTCCGTTTTCCGTATGCGTCGGGAAGCCGACTAGGCCCGTGGCGGCGTTTATGAGGGGGATTTGCCCGCCGCGCACGCCGTCCCGGGGCCATATCGCGACCGCGTTTAGGACGTCGTCGATGAAGAAGTTGAAACCGCCGTCACGCGCCACGCTTTCGAGCTGTTGCCGGCCGGTTCCCGGATAGTTAGGGTTTGTAAGGATGACGCCTTCGACGCCGCCATTCTCGAACCCGTAACCCATTTGCTGCGCAAGGCCGGCGACAATCGTCGCGGCGTCGACGCTACCCTGAAAGCTTGTCGCCGGAAGGGGGCGCAGCGCGTCCAGAAGGCCGCCGAAAGCTTCGACCAGCAAGGCGACTTCGGGCGCGTTCGTGCCGTCCACCCATGCTTCTGTGATCGTCCCGGAAAAAACCACGCTTTTCCCGTTGGCGTCGCCAGCCGTGAGCGTGACCGTATTGTTCCGGCCGTCGACCAGCGGCTTCCCGAGCGTTGAGAGCTGATTCATGGTCGACAGGGTCAAGCCGTAGATCTTGATTGACGCCCGGGAGAGGGACACGCCGCCGTTTTTCTGGATACTGGCGGCGACGCGAAGCCCCGTAATTTCGACAGTATCGACGCCGTCTTGCCCAAAGTTGCCTTTGCCAAGCTGGAATTTAACGTCGATCTCGCGGCGTAGAAACGTCATAGGTATACCAGTTGCCAGCGCGACCCGAGGCCGTCGTAGGTCGGATCTTCGTCGCCTTGGGTGTCTAGCCACGACAAGTCGCCGATAAAGCCTAGATAGGCGTCGATCACCACGCGCACGCGGTTACGGGCCGCCACGCCGCCGATAACAAGCGCGTCGTTGACGTACAGGTTAACATATAGCCCGTCACCCCGGGTCACGACGTCAATCTTGCACGGTTGGTCCCCTAGCGAAATCGCCAGCGTTTGGGACGGGACGGCCTGCAGCGGAACGGTGAGCATTAGGCGACCCCCGGGGATGGAACGAACGCGGCCGGATCCGGCGCGCTAGCGGGGGCCGGCCCGGGCTGGACGGGCCCGCTGTTAGCCGTAGCGGCGGCGCTAGGGGCTTTCGAGCTCGTAAACGTGGTTACGGCCGTGTTGCGCACTTGACGGGCCACAACGTCGACTGTGAGCATTTGCGCGCCCTTTTCGGCGGTGCGCCTCATTTCGCGTCGGACTAGGCTGATATCGAGGTACGTCGCTTCCGGCGTGACCGCGTCGTACAGATCCAGAGACTTTAGCGCGTTGTCGACCGTTGTCAGAAACGCGCTGCGCTCCGCAATCGTCCCGGACTTTTTGAAGGTAAAACGGATCTCTTGGGGAACCTCAACCTTGTTGTATGACTCAAAAGCCCCGTCCTCGAGCGGGTAGTCTATGACCCTGTATTCTTTTTGCTCTTCGAAGGCTTCGACGCTGTCCGCGACCACGACGGGGGCGTTAAGGGCCGCCTTGAAGATTCCCCACCTAAACGGTTCGGCCTGCGCCGCCACGGACGCGCCGTCCGATGCGCCAAGCGTGCCGGTCACTTGGCTTAGAAGCGTGTTGATGGTTCCGGAGAGTTGGCCGGCCGCGCCGATCGCCCCCGCAAACGTCCCGATGGCTTGCCCGGCGACGCCCCCGGACAGAAGGGCCGTCAGATTGTTCGACCCGTCCAAAACGCCCCGTAGCGTCCCGAGCACGGCCCCCGCTTGCCCGTTGGACAGCAGGAGCACGCCCTGCAGGGCCCCGGTAAACTGCCCGCTGGCGGCGTCCCGGACGCCCTGCAGCGTGCCGGTGAGCACGTTGCTTGCCCCCTCCGCAGACCGTACCAGCGGGGGCACGCCGGGGACGTTGGGCACGTTAGGGAACAGCGGAACCGTGACGATGGATTGAGGCATTACACGAGCCCTAGATTGGCTTGCGGGACGACTACCGCCAGCTCGCGGGAAATGCCCGTAGCGATGCCCCGGGCGTCCGTGGCGGCGGTGTGCACGTGCAGGGCCCCGATGGTCACGCTTGCGCCGCCGACGTTGCTAATCGGCCGGTAACGCTGCAGGGCCGCTTGACCGCGCTGCAAGTCGCCGGACGTTTCCGCGCCTTGCGCGGGACGCATGAAGCGCCGGATATAGGCGTCCAGTGCGGCCCGCTCGCCTCGCGCGCCCCGGACCGCCGCCCCGCCATGGTCGCCGCCCCGGAGCTCGTAATCCATAAATTCGAGTTGCTGGAAAAGCGTCGGGTCCGACCCGTACTTTTCAAAAAGCTTGCGCTGCCGTGACCCTAGCCATTGCCCGACGCCGTACGCGCCGCTTGTCGGGTTTATCGCTTTTGGGTCGCCTTTGGATTCCGCATAAATGCCCGCCGCGATGCCCCGGGCCACGTCCTGCGAATAGCCGCGATCGGTGAAAAATTTGACGATATGCCCGAAGCGTTCCGCGCCGCCGGGCCCTTGGGGGCTCGCGCCGGCCGGACCGGGGGCTTGCGGCGTGCCGCCCGTCGACTCCGGGTCCAGCCCGCGCGCCGCCCGCCAGAATTTGACCGCCGCCCGCGTGCCGTTGGTCCACGCCGACTCTAGCGATTTGACGACGTCGACGACGGTATTCTTAACGGACTTCCAAGCGCCGCTGAAATCTCCGGACAGAAGCCGGGCAACAGACTGTATGAGCCCGAATAGGACCGTAAAGACGGGTTTTGCGACGCTGAATAGCGCGAGCGTGGCGTCCTTCGCGGCCGACATGAAGGCGCGGAAGCTTTGATCCTGCGCGATCGCCTGCAGCACTTTTCCGACCGCCGTAGCGGCCGGAACGACGTCTTTATTGATGGTCCGGGCAAACCCGCCAAGCAGGGTGATCAGATCGGCTTGCGCGCGCTGCAGCTCTTCGGCGTCGGCGGCGGCCTGTTTTGTGGTCACGCCTAGCCGGTATTGGGCGTTAAGGAGCTCTTCGGTCGCGGCCCGGCCCTTTACGAGCGTCGAAACCATGGCCGGGCTGAAGCCCATTTGCCGGCCGATCGCGGCGGCCTGCGTCGGGTCCATGCCCGCGAATTTGTCCGCGATCTGCAAGAGCGCTTCGCCCGGGTCGTCCAGATCCTTAAGCGAAAGCCCTAACAGATTGAAGAACGGGATAAGCTGCGATTGGCCGGTTAGCCGAATATCCTCAAAGCTATTGCGCAGTAGGGATAGATCGGACGCGGCTTGTTCGGCCGTGCCGCCCGCGCCCCGGAGCACGCCGCCCCAAGCGCTAATCTCTTCGGTCGACTCGCCAATCTGGCGGGACAGGCGGCCGATGGACGCATCGCCGTTGATTATGTTTTTGACGAAGCCGGTAACGGACCCAAGGCCAAGGAACGCGGCCCCATAGGCGAGCGTCGCTTTTGTGAGCTGCGAGAAGCTTTCGCGTTGGCGCTTTTGGCTCTCTTCGATCGCCTGCCCGCGCTTTTGCGCGCCGTCACGGACCTTGCGTTCCGTGGCGTCCAGCCGCGAGGCTTCTTTCTCGAAATTGCCCCCGTCAAGCCGAAGCGTGACTATCAGGCTGTCAATTATCGTCGGCATTTGAGACCCGCGCGTTGTACCCGTCGACGCGAATAATCTCTAACAGATCGTACGCATCTTGAAGCCCGTAAATCGTCTGCAGCTCGTGCAGCGTCGCGAGGCGGCTCGAAACAACGACGGCGATAAGCCCCGGTACGTTTACGTAAGGGGCGAAGCGTCCGACCCGGTCGCCGCCGTCCTCGAGCTCAAGAGGGCTGCGACCACGGAAAAATCCACGTGTAACTTGAGCACTTCGCCGCGAAGCCAAAGCCGCGTCCCGACTTCTTCCGTGTCGTCATCGACCAGCCCGCGCCGCACGAGCGGGTTACGGGCGTCCGGGACGTGCTGGACGCAGCTCGAAAACATTTCGTCCATGAGCGGCTTGGCGTCGGCGTGGGTCATGCCGCCGAAGGCCCGGAGACCTAGCGACGCGATGCCCGCAAAGCCGGACGCTTCGACGTCTTCCGGAATCTCAACGCCGGATCTCGCCAGCGCGAGAAACGCCCGGAGCGCCCAATCTTCGGCCTGCGCTGCGCTCATTTCCGTGAGCTCAAACACCTTGCCTTGATCGCGCCCCGGGGCGGTCACGGTGACGGTTGCGGTGCGCCGGGCCATTAGAACGGAGCCGGCTGGACGGCTTGCCAAGTGATGACGAAGGGCCGGGCCTGCAGGGTCTTTTTGACGCCGGCGAGGGGCTTGTAGCTGGACAGGATGCCCCGCGTAAGCGTGTACTTCTTGGACAGCGACGGAATCGCGATCGACCCGTTGGCGATATAGAGCTCGCGAACGACGTCTTGAGCCGAAACCCAATTGTCGAAAAAGTCATTGCTGAGGCTGTCCGCCTGCAGCGTGACGGTCATCTTGCGTTCCTTGGGGACGTAGCCCCCGGACAGCAGGCCGTCGACGCCCATCATGGTTTCCGCGCCTTCGACAGTGTCGACGTCGAACGCGTCGTCAGTCGAGAAGCCTTGGATCCGTTGGGGCGTGACGTAAAGCCCCGTCACGGACAGCAACAGAATGGCGTTAGCCGCCGTGAGTGTACGCAGACGGGCCATTATTGCACCTGCAGGCTGGCGAGAGTGATCTTCTGGACGCTCTGCCCGTCCGCGTACCAGAGCGTACAGGGCGGCGATTCACGGGCGGCACGGACGGACGGGCTGGCGTCTTGAACAAGGAAGTACCAGCCCCGGGCCGACACGATCGGCGCGGCGTCAAAGCCGGCGACATTGTTGATGGTCGCGGCCTGTTGCGCGGACAGGGTCACGCCGGGGCGAATTGCGCCGAACAAAAGGGCCGCGTTGATTGGGTCCAGCGCAGCCGCCTCAATAAGGGCGTAGCCTTCCGCATTGTAGGGAATCGACGGCGTTCCGGTAAGCAGCGTCATGAGCGCGAGCTGCAGGCTGTTGTTGAGCCAAATTTGGTTCACGTAGCTGTCTAGCCACAAGAAGTCGCCGGAGACCGACCCGGGGTACAGGAAGACAAACTCGTCGTTGGCCGTCGCGTAGGCCCCGTAGAAGTTATAGCCGTTCGCGATAAGTTGCTCCGCAACGGTGGAGCTCGTCACGCTGGCGGTCATGCCCGCCTGCGAGCGGAAGGCAAGAGTCGCGCGAGCGTTGGCCCGGGCGAAGTCCAGCGACGCGATGAATCCCATGACCAGCGCGCCAAGGTATTGATCGGTCGGGCTGTAGACCGGCGCGGTTCCGGCGTACCCGGCGGCGGCAATCTGGCGGCCGGCGCAAAGCGCGCTGTTCGTGATCGCTAGAGCGTCGGTGTCCCAAAGGACGTAAACGAAGCGGTCATCTTGGGCGTTCGTCCAAGCCGCAAACAGAAGCTTGTCGGTGATGGACGGTTCGAAGGCGGTAGTGAACGACGCCCAATTCTGAGTGGTGGCGATAAGCGCGTCCAGATTGGTCGACGGGACGCCTTCGGGCGCGCCTTGCGACAAGGTCGCGCCGGTCGCCGCCGTGAGCTTCAGGGACGTCGACAGAGCGCTGGAAGCGTACGTGATGGTTCCGACAGTGCCGGGGGTGCCCCCGGTGATGACGAACGCGCTGGAAACACTGTCGTATGTGCAGGCGAGCGGGCCGGCGCTGATGGTGGTCGACGAAGCGTTTTGCCCCGGGCTGACGAAGTAGGTTCCGGTGCCCCCCGTGCCGGTCCCAAGGCCGGTGATGAAGGTTCCGGCGGTGACGCCTGTCCCGGAGATGACTTGACCGACCGCGAGCGTACCGGACGCGACGGCGGTCACGGTCATCGTCCCGACCGACCCGGTAATCGTGGTGCTGGCGACAGTCTGCGCAACGCTGACCCGGTAGGTCCCGACTTGGTTCGCCGTGCCGGAGATCTGGCTAATGACCCGCGTGCCGGCGGTGACGCCCGTTCCCGCGATGATCGTCCCGTTGCGGACGTTGCCCGCGCCAACGGCCGTAACCGTCATGATCTCGCCGCTGATGGACGCCGTGACGGAAAGGCTATTCGTGTTTGTAATAGCGGCGGTGGTCACGGCTGCGTAAGACGCGAGCGCGGTCTGGATCGCGGTCGCCGCTGCGGAGAAGGACGACACGGCGCTAAGGTCGATCGACCCGGACGTTACCGACACGCCGTTGACGGCAAGCGTGATCGTGCCTGTCCCGAGGGCGTTGAGCTGCGCAAGGGTCATGCTTGCCAGCGACCCGCCCCGGACGTAGGGGGCGACCCCTAGCGGGTTGGTCGGATATTGGGCGATGAGAAGGGCGGCCGGCTTTACGGTGCTGTTGTCGTACCCGTCGAAATAGACGGCCGCTTGCGCCGCTTCCGCACTGGACCCGCCGAAGTATGCCGCGACGTCGAGAGCCGAAGAGAAGGACAGGACCGACCCGATTGGCGGTTGCGTGCTGGCGGTGAGCAACAGGCCGGACAGATCGAGAGCCGAGCCGCCGGCCGAAATGACCCCCGGGTTGACATTGACGATCGCGGACGCGGGGATTGCGGGCATGGGTTAGGGTCCTGAATCAGCCATGACGACTTGAGCGGCGAGGGTATCGGCAAATTGTGCGGGTGTCGATAGCGCGGGCTTCGCTTCAAAGTGCGCGTCAATCACGTAGCGCCATTCCGTTTGCTGCGTCTCGCCAACGAACGGCATGGATTGCGGGTCGCCGCAGTAGAGCGGCGCGAGCACGGCCGGATCTTGCGCCGCCAGCGTATCGAATGCCCATGAGCTATGCAGGGCCCCGACGATCACGCTGGCGATATCGGCGGACAGGGGGCCGTGCACGTCGACCTGTACGGTGACGTCAAAAGACGTTTCGACCGCGAGGCCGACGGGCGCACGGCCGGTCCAGCTTTCGACAGGCGTCGACAGCCGGACGCGGGTCCGGGCGGTGAGGATGACGAAGTTAGGCCCGATTGGCTCCGGAACGCGATTGACTTCGCCCCGGAACACTTCGACGCCGTCCGGGACGATCGCGAGCAAGAGCGCGCGAACGGCCGTAAAAATCTGGACGTCGGTAACGGTCGGGGTCATGCGTTCGGCGGCTCGAGCTGCAGCGTGATTCCGACCTTGCACCAGCCGGCCCATTGTTCAAGCACGATCGCCACAAGATAGGTCTCGCCACTGTCCTGCAGCGTGATCATATCCCCGCCTTTGCGACGAACGCGGCTCACGGCGTCCAGCGTGCCGTTGACATACGCGACGCTCGTAACGCCCTGCACGTTGAGCCCGTCCAGTTGCTTAAGGTCCTTCGACGTCGCTTCCTGCACGTCAATCGTGACCGGGTATTGCGCCGCCCAACGGGGCGTACGGACGCCGTCAGGGCTCACGTTGTAAAGTCCGGTACCGACCCAAAGGATCGCTTCGTTAGGGGCGTTGACGGCCCGCGCTAGGCCGGCGGCGAGGGCGTTGAGATTCATTCGCCAACCTCATAGTCGACGCTATTGAGCAGATTCGAAGTATGGACAAGCGGCTTGCCGGCCGGCGCGCTTTCGCCGTTCGCCACGTCCCGGCGCGCGTCCAGCACGTCTTGAAAGCTCTGCCCGCCCATGGGGAAGCGATACTTGAGAAGGTTGGTCACGGGGCTGTTAGGCGCGTAATTGCCTTCGACGATCGCTGCCTGCAGTTGCCCCTTGATCCCTTCGCCCATGAGCTCGAGAGCCGCCGCCCCGTCGCCGCCGTTGGCCTGCAGGATCTTACCGACGGCTTCGGGCCACGCGGGCGACTTTTCCGCGACCATGTTGCTGAAGAATGGCCGGGGCGGGATGCCCTTGGACGGTGCGCCGAAATTCTGAATCGCGGCGATGGTCGGGACGCTCGTCCCGTCCGGATATGTCGACCCTTCAAGGAAGCCGACCTTAAGCGCGCCCTTGACGCCAAAGCGCTTCGCAATGTCCCGGAGGGCGTCCTGCAGCTTCTCGCCGCCGCTTATCGTAGCCATGGCGGGACGGTCACGCTGGCGGCCGGCTGGATAAAGCGCGCGGTCCTGTAGCGCGCCGTGGCGGTCCAGTAGTTAGCCCCGTATTGGGTTTGCTGATACCAAGCGGCGTTCGGGGTTTGCCCGTCCATGGCGGCCGATACGTTCACGCTGCCTTGCCCGGCGCTGGCGATGCGGCCGACCATGCCGGCGCGGTCCGGGGAGCGCAACGCGGCTAGGTGCGCGACCAGCATTCCCAAGAGCAAGAGCCGGGGCTGATAGGTGACGGCGTCCGCCAAAACGGGCGAGCCGTCCGTGTTGTCCAGATACAAGGCGGCTTCGGCGAAGAGCTCAACGGCGAGCGGTTCGGGTGTCGCCGTGACGAGCTCCGGGTACCGCGCCGCCCATCCCGCGTAAGAGAAGACGGCGACGGTCATCCGGGCTAATTCTTCGGATCAAACTTCGACAGGCCGCCCGGAAGCTTCGACTGCGACAGGGGCTCAAAGCCGGTTTGCAGATCGGACATTTCCCGAGCTTGCGCCTTGGCTTCCACGGGGTTGTCTTGCGCGAAAATGAAGCCCCGGGCGAACGGCGGATAGTCCGCATTTTCCTTGGACCAGCGCGCCCAAAAGTCGGCCGGGACGTTGAAGGTCAGGCCGTAGCCCTTCCCAAAGTCGTCGGTCGTCTCGTGAGTGTTGAGCTCCCGCCCGGTGGCGGACGTCTTGAGGCGCGCACCATTGATGGTGACGCGCTTCTCGACCATTCCCGCCGGGTTGCGCACTTCTAGGTGCATCCCGTGCGGGAGCTTGCAGGCGACGACGACGGTATCCATTAGACCCCCAGCATTTGCGTCATGGCGAGGGGCATTTTGATGATCGCCCCCCAAGTGCCTTGACTCTTCTTTTGCTTCCAGCTCGAGACGGCCGGAACGACGGTGTGCGCGCGCATCTTTTCGGTAAAGGCGCACGTTCCGAAATCCTGCCCGTCGATCGAATTCACGAAGAGCTGCACGAGCTCGCCGGCCGACGTGCTGTATTCGGGAGCGGTCTTGATCGTGATATTCGGGAAAATCTTTCGCAGAATATCGGCGACGTTGACGTTGAAGCTGTTGGTCGCGGTCATGGCGACTTCTGACAGACCGGACATGGCGAGAGTGAACGGCGTGCCCATTTCGACGTTTTGGCCGCTTTGCGAAACCAGCGCGTAGAACATGGACGTAACGTCGGTGACGATCTCGTTGGGCGTGGCGGTAACGACGCCAGCCGTAACCCATGGGCCGTGCGCGGCGGATCCGTACGCCTTGGGGCCGGGCTGCAGGGCGGCGGACAGCGACGGGTCGTTGAGCAGGCCGTAGTTGAGCAGGCCGTCGACGCCGTAGAAGTACGTCTTGTTCTGGAATTTGTTGAGAACCAGAGCGGCCGACACGTTGAGCTCCGCAGCGTAACCGATACGCGCGAGGCCGGCGCGTTCAAGCTCGCGCTCGCCCCATTGGGTCATGGTTTGGTAATGGAACGACTGGCGTTGCACGAAGTTGAAGTTGACGCCGGCGGATCCGTTTTCGCTGTAGTCCCCGTAGGCCGACGTTTCGCCGGTCGACTCGAGCACTTGGAAGGTCGCGGTATCGGTGATCCAGTCGCCCTTCTGAGCTTCGCCGATCATTTCGGCGGCCTTCATGGGCGTGACGAGCACGCGGATAAGGCCCGGATCGACGTAGTTTGTCAGATACGCCGGGATACCGCTGTTGCCAGTGGTCACGAGGGCGGGCTGCGCATCGAAGGCGATGTTGCAATCCATCGCGACTTCCGGGGTGATGTAGTCGGCCGCCCCCGGGAGCACGATCCCATGGGAGCGCTCGAGAGCGGCAAAGTCGGCGTGACGGCGCATATCTGGCGTTCCTTACGGGGCGGTAGAAGTCATTTTGAACAGCTCGCCCGCAAGGGCGTTGCTGGCGACATACCACTTGGTTTCCACGGCTCCGGTCGCGGTAACGGTGGCGCTGGCGGCGGTCTGCGTCGGGCTGACGATGTAGGTCCCCGTTCCGCCCGTGCCGGTGCCATAGGCGGTGATGAAGCTGGCGGCGGTCACGTTGGCCCCGGCGAGCACTTGGCCGATTGCCAGAGTGCCGGAGGCGACGGCGGTTACGGTCATCGTGCCGTAAGTGCCGGAAACGGTGGTGCTGGCGACGGTCTGTGCGGTGCTGACGCTGTAGACGCCAATGCCGCCCGTGGTCCCGGAGATTTGCCGGGTGACGGTCGTTCCGGAAACGACGTTGGTTCCGGAGATCGTCGCGCCGGGGACGACAGTCCCGGAGCCGACCGCCGTCACGGTCATGGTGTTGTCGGCGATCGACGCGGTAACGGAGAAGGTCGAAGCGGCGACGGACGCCGTGACGCTCGCGTTGGCGATGGTCGCCCCGGCGGCGGCGGTTACAGCCTTGCCGTCGGCGTATTGGGCGAACACTTTTTGCCCGGGGACGGCCGCGCCGGATCCGTCATTCTTGGCCCAGAAGTCGCCGCCGTTCATGACGGTGACGGGGAAGCCTTCGGGGACGTTCGACCCGTACAGGTCGTAGAAGCCGGTGATCAGGGCTTGCTGTTCGCGGTGAATGAAGCCGGCCGGAATGCCGATTCCATAGGAGAACAGTTTGCGACGCAGGCCGGAAGACAGCCACGCGAAGCGACCGACGGTCACGCCGCCAGCGCCCGCAACGAAGCCTTCCCCATCTTGGGTGAGGACGGCCGAACGCGGGTTGCCGCTGGCGAAGTCGCCCGCTACGGCGGGGGCCGGTTGGCTGCGAACAACGGTTTGAAAGGGCATTGGGGCCGGTCCTTAGATTGCGCGCTTCAGGGCGTGCGCGGTCGGGAAGCGAGCGCCGAAGTCGGCGGCCGGGGCGGCGTCTTGGGCGATGCGCGGACGGTCCGACCCGGGGACGGGCAGGGCTTTCAGCACGGCGCGATACGCGCTCTTCGGGACGCCCGCCAGATCGACGTTCATGGTCTCGAGAGCGAAGCCGTACACGTCGGCGGCGCTGTCCATGGCGACCACTTCGCCGACGTAGGGGAACACTTCGCGCTCTGCGTCACGCACGGCGCGGAAATCGGCGGCGGCGTCGGCGCGCACCTTGCGGAGAGCGGCGTCCATGGCGGGCTTGTCTTCCTTCTTGGGCGGCAACGGTTCGTCGCCGTCGGGCTCCGGGTGCTCGCCTTCGGCGTCGTATCCGTCGGCGGCGGTCCCGCCCATGGCGCGAATGGCGGCCATGGTCTCGTCGTCGACCTTACCTTCCAGCATGGAGCAGATACGCCCGACCACGTCGCCGCCGTCATCGTCGATCGCGGGCATGGCGTCCGGTTCGGCGGCGGGGACGGCCCCGGAGAGCGCCCCGATGATCCCAACGACGTCGTCGACGTCAAGGGAGCCGTCGGCCGCCAGCTTGGGGGTCACGGCACGAAGCACGCGGGCCGGGAGATCCTTGGTCGTCTTGGCGTAATTCTTGCGGTTGACGCCCTGCACGAGCCGGCCGAAGTCGATTTGCGCGTCTTGCGCAAGCCGGGGCGTGATTGCCGCCGCCAGAGCGCCGGAGAGCATTAGAGCGGTTCGCGACGTGAGCATTGCAAGTCCTTCGATTTGGCTATCGCCAACGACTACGTCCGACCCGGCCCGGCCTGATTCGACAAGGGCCACGTGGTTTCCGCGTATGTTTCGCATGACGCCGTCAAAATGCAAGCCCTCGTGAGTCCCCGGGGTCATATCGGCGTCATAACGGTACGCGGCGGACAATTCCTGTTGATCCCGGCTCTCGATTCCGGCGATCGCGCCGGCCGCCCAAACCACGAGCGAATTGCGTAGATAGGGGTCACGCCATTCTGCGTCCGTCCCGAGCGACCCGACGACAAAGTCGGGTTGATGCGATTCATCGTCTAGCGCCGACACGGGGACGTGCTTGGATAGCAGCGGGAGATTGTTAAACGTCGGCGCGGCGCGCTCGAGCTCTTCCGGATCCCGAAGCAGGTAATAGACCTTGTTCGGGTCTAGCCGCAGCTCCTCGCACTTCGGAATCTCCCGGCCATAGTACGGGTTAACCGCCGCCTTGCTGATGTTGGACATGACGACGTGCAGCCGACCGTCGACGTCATAGCGGCGGGCCGAGCGATCAAAAGCGAATTGGATCCGCGAAGATTTGTCCGTCACGGCACAAGCTCCACTAGGTAACGCTCGAGATAGACCGTATCCCCCGTGTTCCCCAATTCGGCGCTAAACACAACATATGAGACGTTGGCGCTGTTGAGCGTCCCGGTGGCTACGGTTGACGTGGAGTTGCCGCCGTTACCCGATAGAGCGCCCGGGTCCACCACTTGCGCAGACGCACTGTCGCGGTTTGAAATCCGCCCCGTAAGTGCCGTTGTTGCGGTGGTGCTGGCGGCGGCCGTCGAATTGAACGCCGTGCCGTTGGGCGGGCTTGACGCCGTAGACAGGCGCGCCCGGAAGGTCTTGGCGTTCGCGTTGACTGACAGCGCCGCGACGCTCCACGTATGGCTAACGCGAATCGAGCGGTTGGTCCCCATGAGACCCGCCGGGATGGTCACGCTTTGGACGGTTGTTTCCGTGACTGTCCCGGTATGGGCCGCCGATTGGACCGCAGACCGCGCGAGAACGACGGGCCCGGTCGGGGCCCAAATCGACCCGTTGCTTACCCACACGGACCCGCCGTCAACGCCGACGTCAGTGATCAGGACGCAGCGGCCGGGGTACGTCGCCGCACTAGGCAAGGTCGCCCAAGTCGCTGTGAGCAAACCCACGTCCGGTGCGACGACGTCGGTAAACCCATATTCGCACCATAGCGAGCCGTTCCAACGCAGCTCAAGGGAGGCGTATTGGTCCGCAAGCGTTCGCGTGCCGCCCGCCAAGGGGCGAATGTTGCCCGCCGCCGTCACGGTGATAGGCGCGGTAGCGGAACCCACCAGTAGAACCGTATGCCCGAAGCCTAGCGCGCCGTTTATGGTATCGAGGCTGTCCGCAACGCCCCCTTCCGGGGCAAGCTTGATTACGTTACCCGTTGCCCGGATCGCCCCGGAAGCAACGGTGGTCGTGCTATCTGACGACGCCGGGCCAATGCGCGTATTGTGAAGCGCGGTGTATTGGTTATTTGTGGTTTCTAGGCTGATATGTTCCGCAGAAGAAACCAGCGTATTGTTCGTAACCTGCACATTTTTGCAGGACAGCGCGCCCGTTCCGTTTTCTAGCCGGACGTTGCTGTTTATGCTCTCGAACCAGTTTCCGCTAATCTTGGCCGACTGAACGTCAATCAAACGGGTTGCATAGCCCGTTGACGAAGAAACCGCGCCGGTTAGCGCGATGGTACCGGACCCGGCCCCGATGCCAGACGGAAGCGTCAGGTTGCCAATCGCCAGCGTCGGGTTAGACGTGAAGCCGATACCGCCATTGGTCACGCTGGAGGCCGTGCAAACGCCGCCGGAAACGGTAATCGTCCCCTCAAACCCGTACCCGAATTCCGGGGCCCATACGCCGTTCCCGCTCGCGAGGTACCCGCTGCCCGCCGTGCTAACCGCCACGGCCGTGACGATGCCGGACGTAACCGTGCATTCGACGATCCCGCCCGTGCCGCCCGTCCAGTTGTTCGGCGGGTCAATCGTGAGCTTGAACGCCCCGGACGCGCCGCCAAGGTACCCAAAGCCGCCACCCGTGAGCTGCGCAGACGTCAACGCCCCCGCCGTCGCGGTAACTTCGAAAATCAATCCCCCGCCGCCGCCGTTGGCATAGACCGCGTAGGTCCCGTCAGTGTAGCCCGTTCCCGCCGTGTTGATCGTAAGGCTGTTGAGGCGACGCCCCCGGATGCGGACTTTTGTATCTTCAATGCGGAAGTCCGACGTTCCGGTTTCCGAGACATAAACGCCGATATCCGAGGCGACAATGTCCGCGTCGCGGACCCCGACCGTGCGGCCGACGTCGTCTATCCAAACGCCGTAACGGCAACGCCGGATAAGGGGCGCAACGATTACGTTTCTGTTGTACCCGGGGGTACCGCCCGTCAAACGAATCCCGGTCTGGCACTCGACAATCGTCGGGCCAATAAACCCACCCGTGACGCCCGTTCCGCGCACGGCGTAAGAAGACGTCGTGTCGGAACAGCCCCGGAAGTCAATAATGTTGGTTCGGTCTAGCCACGGCTCGAAAGCTTCGCCGTCGATATTGTTTTGCAGATCCCATCCGCCGGCGGCGGGGTGATACAGGATCGCTTGATTGTCCCGCCAAATGTAGTTTTTAGCCCCCCGCTCGTTAAGGTCGGTGAGAGTCGAGGTCAGGCCCTGCTTAAGTTGGTACGCGTAAACGGTCAAAGGGTCGCGCATAGTCACGATATTACCGAGGATAGACACGTCGCGGACGTTACAAAGATTGCTGTCTATTCCGTTCCCAATCAAAATATCTTCGACAATGTTATGGGCGATCAAACCAGTTTGAATAATTGACGGCTCGTCCCCCGAAACCCGAATAGCGCAGCCGTTAATTAGTCCGGAGCCGTGACCGCGATAAATGCGGTTCTGTAACGCTTTGAAATTCGTGACCTTCTCAAAGGTCATCCCGACGTAGCTAGAGCCGCCGTCCTCTAGCAGGCAATCGCGCGCCGTGACGTTGTTCGCGCCGTTAACGCGTAGGAAGCCCCGCCCGTACTGCTGACGAGCGCCTTCGATCAAGATGTTTTGGCTGTAATCGCCGTCATCGCCGCCGACATAGATGGAATAGCTGGCGTATTGAGAGCGGCCGACAAGCATTCTGCTGGACGATGACGCCACATATCCGGTGCCCGCCGTGATGACCTCCCCCGCCGTGATCACGCCCCCGACGGTCGTAAAGCGGATGACGCCGCCCGTCCCCAAGTCGCCAGCGCCAAGGCTGTAGTCGAACGTGCCGCTGGACGGCGTATAGCCGGAACCGCCTTCGCTAATTACTACCGGGTTGGCAATTCCCCCAGCGGATACGTTGCAATAGACGTTCGCCATTTTGCCCGTGTTGGCCTCGAGCATGGGCGGAAGGTCAAAGAACGGGCGAACGATCGACACGTTTTGCGCGCCGTCTATTACGATTATGTTGCTCGTGGTGCGGGGCGCGGCGTTGCCGATAGTGTGGTTAGGCCCAAACTCAAGGCGCGTTCCGTCGGCGGGAATCAGGTTTGTGAATTGGAAGGCGCGATCGTCGGCGTAAATATTGCGGTATCCCGCCGCCATCGCACTTTCAAAAATGTCCGTCCAATCGCCGCTTGTCGGGTCGTCCGCGTAGTCGGTAATGGACAGCCGCTCGCTCGTGTCGCCGCGCATGGCGACGTGAGGCGTTGAAGCCGTAAAGGTCTGCCAGCCCGTCCCGTCGCTGTACAGGTCGATTCGATCGTCTTCTTTACGGAGGACCGACACGGTTGCGCCTAGATGCGTGTCCGTCGTGACAAAGCCCGCCGCGTCGTCCGACTTGCTCACCGCCAGTCGGGAACCTATTGGCAAGATGGACGGATCCGGAAGGTCGAGAGTTACGTCTGTTGCCCCCGGCTCAAACGCCAAGACGCTGTTGAACAGGCTTCCGTCGACAAGGCCGCCGTTTACCGTAAAGCCGCTTGTCCAGAAGGCCCGGAGCGACGTCGTCGACATGGCGTAACCATTGCCCGCCGCTCCGGTTACGCGGTTAACCGCGACAAACTCGCGGCCGGATGCGACGCCGGAATAGTCCGGGTTAGCCGCGACAGCCTGATACCGGCCCGCCGCTGGCGTATCCAGATTGACCAGAGCGGCTAGGTTCTTCTGGCTATCCGACGGTTCCGCGCCAATCAAAAACTGCCCGTTGGCGGACAGGGCCGTGACCGCCGTAACGGTCACGGTGCCAGACGGTCCGACAAGGGTTACCGTGTCCCCGTTCGAATAGTTGAGAACGATATCGTCGTCTTTGTCTTCGTCCTGAGTGTACCGTAGCAGGAGGCTATCGTACGCCCGGGTTTCGAAGGACGGGGGCGTTGCGCCGAAGGGGACGATACGCTCGCCAAAAACCATGTTTACGGTATTGGACGCCCCGAACGAGTCGTCACGGATGGTTACGCCCTCTTCAAAGCCGTCCGCCAGAAGCCGGACGTCGACGTTGAAGCGGGTGTTACGGCTCGCGCCGCCAATGTCCGCGATCCGGGCGTTAGCGGAGCAGCGCACGACGTCGAAGCTGTTTCCGCCGTTGCTCCCGCCGTTGCTCCCGCCGATCTCGCCGCCAACGGACAGCTCGTAAAGGTATGCCGGGGTGTTCCCGAGATTGGTTAGCGAGCCGGGTCCAACGTCGCAATCGGTGCTAAGGGAGAAACGGACCATTCCGCCCGCGTCGTCAAGCCGCGTCGTGACGACGTCGAAACCTTCGAACGTCATGCGTTCGCAGCCGTTGACGTCGGCGACCCGGAGAGCGTTTTGCGGAGCCGGGCCGGTGCTTGGCCGTTGCTGGACGTTCATCCGGGCGACGCGCATATCGTAGCAACGCGTGAAGTTGGCGACAAACTTCGACCCGGTGTTGTCGACGTCGGACAGCGTTTGGTCTAGCGAAGTGACCGGCCCGATGGATCCGGTACAGTGAACCAGACCAAGAAGCGACTGCGTCGTCTTGCCGAGGATCGCGCCGATATCAATTGACGCCTCGCGCGCCTTGACCACGGGGGCGAGATTGTAGGTCGTGACCTGCACGACGCCAATACTTGCGACGGTATTTGCTTCCGGCGTCGGGGTCGTGTCTGGATTGCCGGAAAAATAGATGCCATGCGGCGCGCCGCCGGTGTCCCGTGTGCCGGTGACGTCGCAAACCAGCCGATCGACCCGGACCGCGACGCCCTTCTTTCCCAGCAAGGCAAACCGTTCATCGGTCCCCATTTTGAGCGTGTCGATATAGGTCGCGAAGTCGTACAGGGCGTCGCCGGTCGCCGCGCCGCCTTGGTCGTTGATTTGCGCGACGCACGACTGCACGAACGGGTCGTAAATCTTGAGCTCGGAACAGTTGTTGAGGATCAAACCAGACGGACGGCCCGCCGGGCTGATTTGCGCCAAGGATTCGAAGGGCGTCCCCGTATAGACCAGATCCCAGCGCTGTTTGAAGTTGAGGATGGACGCGGGGTCGACGTTGAGCGACGTACCGAATGCGTCATTCCACGCCGTAAGCCACGCCAGCATTTCTTCGTTTGGCGTCGTGACGACTGTTCCGGCCGCGTTAAGGCCCTGCTGCCACGCAATGTCCGGCCGGAAAATGTTTCCGTCGTCGAATTCGTACCGGGCCCGGAGCCCTTCGATACGCAAGCCGGTGTTTCCGTTGGCGAGGAAGACGCCCCGCGACGGGTTGTCGCTGAGAATTTCCGCGCCGGGCGCGAAGGACAGCGCGCCAAGGCCCGATATGTCGATCTCTTCAGGCGCGGCAAGATACCCGAGGGGCCACGTGCCCCGGGGAATCTTGGCTTCTTTGCCCGCCGCCGCCAGATCGTCAATCGCGGCTTGAAACGCGGCATGGGACCGCATCGCCGACGGCGGAAGGTTGCCTTGAATGATGCCCGGAGCGCCAAGGGGCGAAATGATCACGGTTTCGGTCACGCCGGGGGCTCCTCGATATAGCCGCGAATAGTGATTCGCCCCTCCCAAAGCACTTGTGGGGGCGTGACGTCATATCGGCGCACGGTGAACAGGCGACTCGAGCCCCGGGGCGTACCGGCCTCCCAAATCGCGCGTACGTCGTCTTGCGAGATCGTAATGATCTTTTCGTAAACCGTTTCGCCTATGGCGAGCTCGTTTCGAAACAGGCCGTTGACCTCAAACCAGAGATCCTGTCCGGTCAAGTCGGACTCGCCAAACTTAAAAACAAGCTGGATGCCCTCGCGACCATGAAGGTCGATCCCGCCAACGGCGTTGATAACGGCGGGCATTTCATAAGGCACGGGCGATTCTCCGGTGCGCTAGGTTACGGGCAACGAAAAGCCCCCGCAAGTCACTTGCGGGGGCTGATATTCTTTCGCGACTTTGGCCGCTACAGGGCCAACTCGAAACGGTCCGCCCAAGCGCAGAGCTGAATCCGGGTGTCTTCGGGGGTGCGCGGGTCGTTGGCGATATCGCGACAGCCGGCGATCACTTCGCGCACGAGCGCTTCGGTGACGGCGGTCGACTCGTGCTCAACGGCCGGGGCCGCCTCTTGCTCAACGGCCGGGGCCGCCTCTTGCTCAACGGCCGGGGCCGCCTCTTCGTCTTTCTTTGCCATGCGCTGCAGTCTCCTGTTTAGGTGAACCCGGGGATAACGCTCCGGGACGTGCAACGACAGTTTATCTCAAAGCCGGGCCAAGTCCACTTCCCCTCGAGATACGCGCCCTTCTCAACGTCGTACTCTTTGCCGCTAAAGGCGACGTGCTCCGGCCTTGGGTGTTTGCCGCCGCCGGAATGGACCCAAATCGCCTTGGTTATCCCGAGCTCCTTTTGCCGCACGCGGGTAAGGGTCGACGTCGCCTTGTTGTTTTGGTCGCGAGATATCAGGGCCGCGCGCCGGGTCGTAACGCCGTGTTGCTGGCGAAGCTCTTTTGCCAGTGCGCCAAGGTCACGCCCCGCCGTGACGCTCCGCATTACCGCGCCGTCAACGCCCGTCATGTATTGGGCCGGGATGCTGCGTATCAGGGCGACATTCTCACCAATCGACGCCTGCACGACGTCGTTCTGCACCCGGGACGCTTTGAAGCGGACCGTAAACCCGCGCTTGCGCAGCATGGCGCTTAGGGCCCGGTCGCTACGGTCCGCCGCGTCCATGCAGAAGTGCCTCGCCAGCTCCGGCGCTAGGGCGTCAAAATCGGCCTGCCAACGCCTTGTAAGCTTCCGGAGGGCCGCGCGTAGCTCTGCAGCCGGCGAGGCGTCTTGCGCCATTTCTGGCGGGTTGGCGGCATAGGTCCGAAGGACCACCCGCTGCACGTCCTTAGCCATGCGGTCGATTTGCTTGTCCAGCGCGCGATTGTACGCGACGCGGATCCCCTCATTTGGCTGCACGGCCGGGATGGTTTTATCTTTTTTCACGAGAGCCCTTGTTATTTGTACGAATAACGGCTATATGAAGACTGTACCGGCAATTCGGCCGGTTAGGGAGACCCTTCCGATGAACAGACTTCTCGCCCCCGTCCGCTCCGCCCCCGCCGGGGCCGTGATCGTCAAGGACAAGCTGTCCGACGCCGTCGCGTACGTCTGGACCGACCAGAACGGCAAGCCCTGCGCCAAGGGATACCACGGCAAGGCGAACAAGCCCGACTATCACTATCGCTTCGCCAAGGAATCCAGCCGCGAGAAGCAGGTTCGGGAGCACTTCGAATCCCGCCGGGCGTCGCTGGCGGCCAAGGCCAAGCGCGCCGCCGAAGACGCCGCCGCCCGGGCCAAGGGTCACGGGTGCGAAGTCGGGTCGATCTTCGTCTGCTCTTGGGGCTACGAACAGACCAATATCGATTGGTATCAGGTCGTTGAGCTCCGGGGCAAGTCGACCGTCGTTATCCGCCAGATCCATAGCGCCGACGCCAGCAACGGGAACGAAGGTTGGGCGCAAGGGAAGAGCATTCCGGCAATCGACCACTTCAAAGGCGACGCCATGGTTAAGCGGATCGCCCGGGGCCGGATCGCTATTGAGAGCTACGCCAGCGCGCACCTTTGGGACGGCCGGCCGCGTAGCTGGACCGCATACCACTAGGGGGCTTGACGCCCCCTCTCATTCAACAGGGAGACCAAGACATGACCAGATACACCGCCGAATATGGCCCGAACGTCGAACAAATCTTGGCCCGGGGAAGTCGCGTCGTGACCAGCCGAATCCCCGCCGGGGTCCGTGCCGAATTGCGCGCGGCGGTTAAAGCGAAGGTATTGGGACATTTGCCAAAAGACGGATTGAAGCCGGAAATTTTTTACCATCCGGACCACAAACACGGGGCGATCGAACGCCAAAAAGTCGAAGCGCGGTACGCCGTCGACTGCATTCGGGGCGTCGTTGTTCACCCGCTAGCGAAAGAGAAGGCTTGACGCCCCCTCCCTTTAAGCGTACAGATAATTCAGGAGACCAGACAAATGATGCACATAATCCCCAACCCGGCCGGGCGGTTCGCCTTTGTCGGGAGCGTTCCGGCCCCGCTCGCGTTCAATTGCAGCGACCCGGACTTGCTGGATATCGCCGCCCATAGCGGCCCGGGCTTCGCTCGCAAGGTCGCCGTCAAGGAAGGCAAAGTGTTTGAAACCCGGTCCTTCGCCAGCCTAGCGGACGCGGAAGCCGCCGCCCTCGAATGGGCCGGATCCGTCGAAGAGCTGGCGAAGCACTACAGGGGCGCGATCTAATGGCCCGTCCCGTCAAGCACGGCGAGCCCTTGAAGCGAATCGCGGTCGCCCTCGCGCCTAGCGAGATCGCCGCGATCGACGCAGAACCCGGCCCCGCCACATACGGCCGCAACGATAAGATCCGGGAGCTTCTAGGCGAGGCGCTTATGCGTCGTCGCTGGCGGGCGCAGGAGACGGGTTCTTAAGCCACGGCGGGGGCGTGTACTGGATTGACGTCCCGTCCCGCAAGGGGCGGGCGTCGTCGTCGTCGTATAGGTCCGGGGCTTCGGCCGGGGACGGAATCATGGGCGGCTCTCCGATATCAGAACGGGCGGCGTGTTTTGCGGGACGTTGTTGTCGCGGAAGGACCAAGCGTCGACCAGATCCTTAACGCCCTCAAATGACTTTTCGTTCTCGGTGTTCCCGAGCACGATCGACGGCGGAACGTAGCGCCCGCTTTTCGGGTTGAGGAAACGCCCAACGGCACGTTTGGCCGCCTCTTGGCGGGGAAGGTGCATGTAGTGCGCTTCGACCCGATAGCCGCGCTCCTTGAAGCCCTGCACGAGCGCCTTAGCCTTCTCCGGGCTTTTCATGGTCGCATCATGCACGAGATTGAGCCCGTTTTCTTGAGCGACGCGGGTTATCTCGTCCGCGATCTCGCTTGACTCCTCGTGCACTTGCGCGGCGTTCCATCCCTCGAATTCGGGCAGTTTCGCCTTGATCTTGTCCGGGTCCAGCACGATTGCGCGCTCCGGGTCGTACACGTGACCCTCAAACCAAGACTTGCCGGACCCGCCCCGGCCGCCAAGCACGGTAAACGTCGGGGCTTCCCCGTCCGCCGGGCGAGCCGCGTCGACCTTCTCCTTAGCGAACACTTCGTCAATGATCGACTTGTGCAGGGCGGCCCGCTCTGGCGTCCAGCTCCCGTCCGCTTGCTTATGTTCGTGGTTCGTCGGCGCGCGGGCGGCAATACGCCCTTCGACGTCCTTTATCCGCTCGCTCGTATCGTCCGGGAAGCCGTTGATGATGTCCGATTCGGTAACGTCGAATTTGTCATGCGTCCGGGCGAAGTCGGCCGCGTTAAAGTCCGCCGGCGCCGTGAAAGCGTCCGAACGGTTAAAGCCCGGGCCCGCGTGCGCTTTCCGGACTTCGGCGCGCCGGGCCATTTCAACGCGGCGCTCTTCCGCTTCCCGAGCCGCCTTGGCTTCGGGCGTCTCTTCGCTGGCGGCCGGCGCAGGGTCACGCTTGTTTGAGCCGCCGCCCCCCTCGCCAAACTGCCCGTTGTCGGCGCGCTTGTGTTTGCCTTCGTCCCATTCCGCGTCTTGCGCGGGAAGCTCCGACCCGTCCCCTTCGTCGTCCGGTACGTCCGGCTCCGGGGGCTCTGGCGGGGGCGCGCTTAGGTCCAGACCCGAATAGGGGCTTTCCGGGTCGTTTGCCAGCCGCTCGCGTACCTCTTCCGGGGACAGGACGCCCGCGTCCAGATAGCTCGTGTCGATCTCGCTCATGGTCTTTTGCACGCCGGCCCGCGCCGTGTCGTCATCTTCCCAAAGCGGGAGATATTCAAAGCCAATGTTAGGATCGACCTTGCCGAACAGGGAGAGCTGCATGACCGCCAGAACGACGTTGAGCGGGTCCGTGAATAGATCCTCTTGAGCCGCCTTGACCGCCGCGTAAAACGTCTTGATTTCGCCGTCGCTGGACGCGTTGAGCCCGGACGGCGTGATGCCTAGGAGCACCACGAGCGGGATCCCGGCGATCGACGACATTTGCTCTTGCGACTGCGCTTGCAGCTTGTCCAGCGACCCGAGCGGTGTCGAAACGTCAACGATGTCCTCTTCCGTCATGTCGACCATAATCAGGTCTTTATTGTCACGGGTTGCCGCGTACAGGGACGCCCGCTCGTTCAACGCGTCCGCGCCGCCGCCCTGCAGGACGGCCGACATGTTGGTTTTTAGAATCGTCTTGGAAAAGCTGTGCAGAAGGTCGCTCACGCTTTGGCGCGTACGAATCCAGTTGTCGACGTAGGGCATGGCCTGTTGAGTGCGCGACAGGCCGCCGAAGCTGTACGACGGTTTGAGAAGGTCCGGGACGTCTTGAGAAACGAACGTCATGAGCCGGGAGCGATGCACGCGGTTCCCCATGACGAACCAGTCACGCGGTCTGTAGTAATTTTCGTCTAGCGGGTCGGCCGTGTTGTACGCGTTGGGATAGACCCAAGTCGGCTCCACGACGCGAAGCCCCCGGAACGATCCGGGCCGGATCTTGCGCGGGTCCAGCACGAGCGGCGTTTCCAGCTCGCCGGGCTTGGACGGGCCGAAATCTAGGAAGATATGCGAGCGGCCGAAGAACCCATCTAGCAGCGTCGCGTTGCGGAAGGCGTCGCGGACCCGAAGCTTGCGCATTTCGGCCTCGATAACCTTAATCTTCTCTTCGTCCGCATCGCCGCCCGCCGACGTGATCTTGACCCATCGGCGAGTCATTTCCTTCGCCCAAATGGTCGAGATCTGGCGGAATTCCGGCCGTTGGGCGAGCTGCGTTAGGTAGGGGTACCCAAGGAATGCCAGTCCCTCGCCGTACGCAACGGACGCCTGCGTTGCCCACGCGTAGACGGTGCTGTCCATGGCAAGGGATGACGCCGATTTAGGCGCGACGCCCGGGGCCGGGACATACGGCGCAAAGGTCGCCGCGTCCTGTCCGGGGCGCTGGATCTCGCGCGCCACGCCGGGACGCAGCTTCATTTGACGGCGGGGGCGTGCTGCGCTCACTATCTTATGTCTCCTGCGACGCCGGCCCGAATCCGCATGGGCTCTCGCGACGTGCGACTGTATGCGATCATGACGGCGTCCGCTAGGTTCGGGCTTTTGCTCCCGTCGGGCGTCTTTTCAATCAATATCTTGCCGTTGCGCAGATCGTACGTCGGTTGAGAGAGCTCGCCAGTTAGCTTCCCGAGCAAGGGGAGCCGGCCGGACAGGCTTATGAGATCGTCCGGGTTATAGGGCGCGCTTTCCGTCACGGCCCTAAACGTCGCTTCGAAGCGCCGCCGGAGCGACCACCACGATTGCGCTTTGCAATTGACAAAAAAGTCTTTGTTACGCCGCGCCAAGAGCGGGTTGCGGTCCGGGTTTGTCTTCTCGCGCGGGTCGACGAAGCCTTCCGGGTCGTACACTTCTGCAGATCCCCGGAAGGGCCGGACGTCCAGCATATGCCGGCCCGCCCCGAGCCGGGTCGCATTGATCACCCGGGCGTCGCCCCGAACGCCGACGCCTAGCCCGTCGCTGTCATACTTGAAGCCCGGCGCGCCGAAGTCGTCGCAAAGCATGAAGACTTTTTCGACGCTCGAGAAAATATCGTCGCCCTTGCCGTACCACTCGTGCAGCTCTTCCAGATACCAGCCGTTGAGAAGCGCGAGGGCTAGGGCGTCCTTCCCTTCGTCCGCCACGTCGAAGCCGCCCGTACGTCCGCCGACGGGAGCAATGCCTAACTTTAGGTGAGCGTCGATCGCCGCCTGCACCCACGCCGACGGTATCAGCACGCCCTGTTGACTGGCGTTATAGTCGCGGTCGACTTCCTGCGCCAAACTCACGGGGTCGAGACCCCCCGGGGCTTTAAGCTTGTCGTACCAGTCTTGAGATTTGCGCGGGTCGTCTCGCCAGTCGAAAATAAAAATTTGCCCGCTAGGCCACGAGAAGCGCTTTTGCGCGAAGGGGTTTGCGGGCCCGTTGACTGACGACACGTCCATTCTGCAGTTTGTCGTCGCGGACAGGGCCGCGTCGACCAGAACGGGTTGCTCGTGGTGCGCCGCTTCGTCGAAAAAATAGAGCGCGGCCCGATCGCCCCGACCGATATTGTTTCCCGCCTCACCAGCGATGTGCGACCCGGTATTTGGGAAGCTCATACGCATATGCGGGGCGTGAATTTTCAAATTAAAGCCGCCCCGGAATTCCGGCGGCAAGTATTCCATGAACTTGCGCGCTTTGTAGAACAGGCTTTTAGGCGCGTCGATTTTGTCGACGTACTCTTCCTTGCGTGACCCGAAGCCGATAACCATCCCGTCGCGGAATAGGCAAAGGCTGCAGCTAAGGGCAATCGCCAGCCACGACACGCCACAATCGCGGCTCTTCTCGGTGAGCCCGTGACGACGGTTCCGCCAGCTATCGAGCACCCACGCTATCCATTCCTCTTGTTTCGGGAACAACAGGAAGGGGACCAACGTCGGAATGTCGACGTCGGCGTTACGCGGGTCGAAGGTCACGCCCCAATCTTGGATGAATTGCGCCGGGTATTCCCGATAGAACACCTTAAGCGGCGGCAAACGGACGTCTGGATCCTCGCGAATCCAAGCGAGCCGCTTCATCCGGGCGTTAAAGACGGCCGTATAGTCCGGGGCCTGCCAGTCAAAGCCTTCCGGGGTCACAACAGATTCAGGGACTCGAGAAGCGTCCGAAGCGCGCCGGGCGGGAGCGTGACCGGGTCGGACGCTTGGCCCGCCTCGCTCAAGTGTCGTCGCAGCGCGGCCGTGGCGTCCGCGACGGTGTCCTGCAGCTCGTCACGCTCGAGCTCCATCGCCCGGAACGTGTCGCGCATGGTGCTAACCATGCCCTCGAGCTCGTCTAGTTGCTCGCTAAAGGGTTTCGGCGCGGTAAGGGCCGCAACGGTCCGGTCTAGCCGTTGCATGGCTTCCGGCGTGCAGCAGGACGGGCAAGCGCCTAGCTCTGGCGAGTCCGCGAGGTAGTGCGTGCCGGTACATAGATTGTCTGGACAGATTGGCATGAAAGCGCCCCTCCCTTGGGCGTGGTCGGACTATGACGCCCGGGCCCGGAAATGACAAGGCCCGCGCTCGCCGGGGGAGGAAGCGCGGGCCTTGCTGCACGTCAACAGTAGGGAGACCGATCCATGCAGGGCGGAAGCTACTGGACGCAGCCGGCCCGCGCAAGACGCATTCTCTCGCGAACCAGCGTGTCAGAGTCCGCAAAAGCCGCCAGCCACGACAGATACACGCCGACGGCGGTCCGCTCTTCGGGCGTGACCGGGGCCGGGAAGCCCGCGCCGTCCGGTACGCGCGGGGCGTCCGGGACGGGGGCGGACAGGGCCGGCGGGCAAGTGTCAGGGCGTACCGGGGGCGGCGGGGGCTTGGCCGACCAGCTCGCGCAACTCGAGAGCGCCAACGATACCGCGAGCGCCGCCAGCAACAGGGCCCGGCGCTGATACAATCCGTTCAATGGTTCGACCCTTCTGGACGGCCGCCGCGCTCATGGCGACACAAGTTGTTTGCAGCCCTTCGAAGCTGGCAAAGGCCGCCTTGGACTCACGGTCACGCGCCCGCTCGCTCGCCGCCGTGAGATCCCGGGCCGCCTTGGTTTGTTCCCGGGCGGCCGTCAAGTCGCGGTGCAGGTTTTCGACCCGAGCCGTCTGGATCCCGACCACAAGCGCGAGAGCGGCGGCAAGGGCGGCGGGGTATCCCCAAAGCGGAATCACGCCCATCCCCCGGCGGTTAGACAGTCAAGGAATTTGTCGGCGACGTTGGCGATGATCGCCGCCTTGTCCGTGCCGTTGATGACGGCCCGCGCGCCTTTGAAGTCGCATCGGGCGGCGGTGATAAAATCGGACAGCTTGCGGCCGGTAAACCAGCCTTCCGCCATGCCGCGCGTCATGACGTCGGCCGCCACGTCCGGAAGCATGGCGTCGTCGGGATGCGTGACCAGATCCCGGCCAAGCGCCTGCCCGGCCCGCACATAGTTGTTGCGCCACGTAAGCTGGACGTATCCCCGGCCGGCGTACCGTACGCCGTCGCCCGGGTTGATGTTGCCCATGTTGCGCGCCATGGCCGGCCGGCGGCCCGTGACGTCGTAATTGTTCCGGAGATACTCGTACGAGCCGTACTCGTGAACCGGCCGCATGGTCCCGGCGGTCTCGTGGTACGCGGTCGCCAGCCCGTACGCGGTGAAGCGTCGGCCCCATCCCGCGTTGCCCATGGCGCGCAACAGCGTTTCGATTCCGTCGACTTCGATTTGATCTAGGGTCACGCCCATGATCTTGTGCGCCCGGAGCGCTTTGTAGAATTCCGGCGCGTTGCCTAGCTGCGTCATGGTGTTGGGGCCCCCGTTGGCTTGCCGCCCGGGGCCGGGTTAGCCGGCGGGGGCGTGCCGGGCATTATGTCCATATTTTTTGCCCCTTGCACAAGCACCCATACCGCCCCGGCGAGCGCCGTATATCCGACCATGGTCGACGCGTAGTCGATCGACCCGGAGCGGAAGAGTTGGACCCAAGGGAGCGTTAGGCCGCTGAAAAACATGGGGACCGACCCGCAACGGCCCAAGTGCAGCGTCTCGCCGTCCGGGCCGTAGAAGAGATCCTTAGCCCATTTCACGGGGATGGCGCGCCCTTGATCGCCAGCAGGGCCGCCGCCGCGCCAACGGCCGACGCAATAAGCGGCTTGACCAGCTCGCGGCCGAACCACCACCACGGTTTAGCGACGGCGGTCGCCGTGCGAGCCGCCTCCTCGAGCTTCGCTAGGCGCGCCTTGTGGTCCGCGTGCTCGCGCGACAGGGTCGCCAAAGCGTCCGGAATTCCCGCGCCGCGTATTTCCGCCAGCTCGTCCCGGGCAAGGTCTAGTTTGTCGTCGATCCGGCGCACGGACGCCCCGAGCTCCCGGAAGAGCTCAAGGGCCACTTCGTTCGGATTTACTCGCGGTTCCAAGCGGCGGCCCTTCTCGCTAGCGCGTAAGATCGTTACGCCCGCAGGCGCAAGCAAATCATCCATACGTGGAGTCGACACCGCTTGTCCCATCAGAAGTATATCACCACTACGCCGGCCAAGCCCGCGCCGCCCGCTGCGTTCTGTCCGCCTCCGCCGCCCCCGCCGCCGTAGTTACCCGCCGCAGGAGACGACCCGGCGACGCTCGTCGCGCCGCCCGCCCCGCCAGCGCCGACCAGCGACCCGCCGCCGGATCCGCCGCCGATATTCGCGCCGCCCGCAACGGCCCCAGACGCGGTGAAATTGCGACCTTGTCCGCCGCCCCCGCCGCCCGTGCCGGCCCCCGCGCCGCCAGAGCCGCCGCCGTAGATACCGCCGCCTAGCGCGGTATAGACGCCGCCAGACGCCCCGGCCGCCGCGCCGCCGGCCCCGCCGCTTGTGGAAGAAAAGGGCAAGCCCGGGGACGCGCTGGCATTGCCGCCCGACCCGCCGTTAGTGGCCGCACCCGCGACGCCCACGAGTCCGTTAGCCGCGATCGGGACGTTGAGGAGCGCTCCGGATATTGAGGACGGCGTGCCGGCCGTGCCGTTGGATCCTATCGCGCCACCCGCGCCACCCGCGCCAACGGTCACGGTGAGGGTTGAGCCGGGGGTAACGGGGATTCCGTCTTGCATGATCGTCCCGCCGCCCGCCGACCCGCCGCCGCCGCCGCCCGTGGCGTGACCGCCGCCGCCGCCCGACCCGCCGCCGACCAGCAGAGCGCCAATCGTGTTGACGCCGGAAGGGACCACCCAAGTCCCGCTTGACGTGAAAACTTGAGACCGGACCATTTCATTTCCTATCAAGGCAAGGGGCCGGCCGACGCTCCACCCCATGAGGCCGGGGGCAATGAGCATTACGGGGCCGTCGCGATAATGGTTAGCGTACCGTCCGCGCCGTCACGGACCACGTTGATGATGTCGCCCGGCGTAATCTGGATGTAAAACGGGATGCCGGCCGGTACCGGGATTGACGTCCCGACGACGGCGGCCGTGCTCTCTTGCGCCGGGTACACCCAACAGGCTTGCGTCGCGTAGAGCAGCACTTCGGCCGCGTCGATCGCGGCGGTCGCTGCGCTCGTGCCGGTAAAGGTCCGGGTCGTGCCGGGCAGGACGTGCGTACGAGATCCGACGCCGCGCAATTCAGGGGGTTGAAGGATTCCGTTTGCCACGCGCGCGCTCTCCTGAGTCGGCGGCAAGATGCCTCAAGAGACCAGCTCGCGCAATCGCTCGTGTAGCGCCGGGTCGATCCCGACGCAGCGGCCGTTGGGCTGCCGCCCCCGGGGCGCGCGGAACGCCCATGCGTCGACGCGTTTGCGGAGAAGGTCAAGTTGAGGCTGGACGCATTCGGCCCGGTGCGCCCGGCCGAAGTGTTTTGCCAGCTCGTGCCGGGGGATAAACGCGCCCGGGGGGTGCTCGAGGAAGGCGAGCAAGAGCGACGCGGTCGCAGGGGGCAAGTCATACTCGCGCCGGATCCGATCTAGGGGCGTGTCGCCCGTCGGCGGAAAGCGCGCGCTCATGGGCGCGGCCCTATGACCGGCGCGCTGCACTCGCCGCACCACCACCCGCCCGGCTTGCCCGTGGCGGGGGTTTCGCAGCGGGGGCACGTTGGCGGGGGCGTAGGGGGCGCTAGATAGGCGCGCCGTTGGTCTTGGCGCATTCCCCACGGCTTGTAGCTCTTGCCGCTCATTGGCCCGCCTGCAGCGCTTGGCGGCCGGCGTGCGTGATCGTCCAGCGTACTATCATCACGGTGCTGGACATGACTTCCCGGGTCGCCAGACAGCGACGCTCAAGAGCGACGTATTGCGGGTGCTTGGCGGACCCAAAGACCGGGCCAAGCGACAAACCGTGCAGGGCCGCGCGTTGATGGGACGTCAGGCCCCGGCTCACGAGTCGCCCCCGTCGATCGCGTCTAGGTACAGGTCGACAAGCGCTTGCTCTTCGTCGCGCTTCGCCTTGTCCTGTTTCCGCAGCCGCACGACTTTGCGGAGAATCTTCGCGTCAAAGCCGTTGCCTTTGGCTTCCGCGTAAACCTCCTTGAGATCCGCCATAACGGCGGCCTTGTCCTCCTCGAGCCGTTCGATGCGCTCGAGAATTGTCCGGAGCTGCGTCGCGGCCGTAAGGGGTATGACGTCCCCGCTGTTGTGCGCGCCGTCCGTCATTTGAACACCCGGTACCAGCGCACCCACCACGCGGTTAGGCCATAGGGCGGAACATAAACCATTGCAGTCTCCCGTTGCTGTCCGCTACGGCTAGCCGGTTATGACGCGGGCGTCAACGGCCTTTGAGCATTTCGGCGTACATGCTGGCGGCCGTGTGTTGGTCGCTGGCGACCGCGACCGCCGCCTTGATCGTCGCCGCCAGTTGGCCCTTGAGCTCTAGCTTGTCGTCGAAGCCCCCAAGCATACGCACGAGCATTTCCATGGACTTTTGACGGTCCGCCGTCTTGAGCTCGATACCGTGCGCGGTTTGTTTGAAACCTTCGTACAGGGCCGCCGCGCCCGGGCTGTATTCGTCCGTAGCCTTGTGCGACCCATGGACCGTTCCGCCGCCGCCGCACTCCGGGCATTCCGGATTCGGGGGATGAAAGGGCCGCCACCCGAAGCCACCTTCGCAGCCGGGCATATCTTCGACCACGCCCTTTTCAGCGAGACGTTGCCACTCGACAAGGGCCTTCTGATATTCGGGCCCATCGCGCCAACGATACGCAAACGCTTCGCCATTGCAGTAGCGACAGTTGCCGGTGCGCAGCGTCATGAGCTCGCGCGGGTCCGTCACCACCTGCAGGCAAAGCTTGGCGAAGATTTGTTTGAGATCAAGGGTCACGTCGGCCGTTGCGGTCGCCGCTTCCCGTAATTCCGCTATCCTTGCGGCTACGGCTGGGTGCGCCCGAAGCCGCGAGCCCTCGCTAGCAATTGTTGAGGGTAGGGAATCCTTGGCGGCATAGGCGCTCATGTACGCGGCGGCGGAATTGCCAAACCGCGCGTAATGCCGTGCGTAAGCTTCCTGTTTTTCCGTCAACATGACGAAGCTTAAATGCCCCGCCCGGCCCGCCACGGCAAGAGGGTCACGCCATTTCCAGCACTTCCAGCACCTTCCAGAACGTACTGGAACGCGCAACGCCTTGTTTTGCTTAGGTTTTTAGCGTCTCTTCCAGCACTTCCAGCACTTTTTACCTTCTAAGGGAATTCTGATAGATATATTAAAGGGTATGCATCATCCTTCCACATGCACGCGTGCACGGTGCTTGCAACACGCATGTGGATCGAGTATGCGTACCGCTTAATATATCTATGCCGAACGGCTAAGGACGTGTTTCGTTCTGGAAGTCCCGCGACCATTGAAAATACAGGAGAATTCCCATTTCCAGAACCAACGACGACGAGGCGTTAATTCAGAAAATCGCCTCAATGCAGCTTTCTTTTGCCGTAACGCGCGTCATGAGCCGCGAGCGAAAGTTACGGCAATTTGTCCACGTGTGCGCCGTGCATGGAATTACGCGCTTCCGGACCAAGACGGGAAAATGCCTAGAGTGCGATCCGTCAAGTCCCGGGCGTCCAGTAATTAACCCGGACCGTTCCCGGGCTCGCGCCGCTAATTTGCCGACGTATATCGACTACTGTCCGATTCATATTACCGTCCCCCATAGCGTCGCGAGCGGCAAATGTTTGACGTGCTTTACGACGGCCGGGACGTTCCGGGCGGCTCTGGCGATCGACAAAACCAGCCTGCGGTTCAAAGCGCGGACGGCGGGCCGCAAAACGTACGACGGGTTTTGTCGGCGTCACGGCCCGACGCCTTACGGCGTGCGCCACGGTAAATGTCTCAAGTGCTTTACCTTTGGCGGCGCGCCTCGAGAGTACGAGACGCCCGGCGGGCCCCTGCAGGACGACAATCCCCGGGCCGTGGCGCGCCGGGAGCATAAGACGTCCTATGTCGGCCGATGCGAAATCCACGACAACACGGCGCATAGTGTGCGCCACGGGAAGTGCCTCACGTGCTTTACGTCGGCCGGCATGGTCCGGGGCGTGCAGGATGCCGACACGGCGCGAGCGGCGGCCCGTAGGGCGGGTTTGACGAGCTTTGAGGGTCTATGCGCCACTCATGGTAAAACCCCCCATAGCGTGCGCCACGGGGGGTGTCTGACATGCCTCAATGCTTACGGCGTGCCCCGCAAGCGGCCTATCTAGGTTCGGGCTTCGGCCCATAGTCCGGGGCGACCGTAAAGGTCACGTCGGCGAGCGCCACGACGCGAACGACTTTCATGGTCGCCCGTCGTCGGTTCGCCATTTCCGTAGCGTATTCGAGAGCCCGCGCCTCGCTATTGGCGACATAGATCGTAGTGAGAATGCCGAAACCAACTTCATGCACTTCGTAAAATACCCGGCGCTCGCTCATATCGTCACCGCCCGCCGTGCCGGCCCGTACGGCAAGCTATCCGGAACAATGACCGCTACGGGCCGGGCGGCGCGTATGGTCACGGCTTGGCCGTCCTTATTGGCGATCGCCTTGGCGACGTCGACGGCGAGACCAAAAGTCGGGGTGCTCACAACGACGCGGCCAAGGCGATCGCAAAGCTCGTATCGCACAAGGGGCCCGCTCATGGCGTGGCGCTCCTGCCCGGCTCTGCAGGCGCGTAGGGCATACGGGCCGGCGCGGAGCATATGGCGGTCTCCCGAACCGTGACCCTATAGACCGTGACGGTTATCCCGATACGGTCCGCATGGTATGTCGCCAGCTCCTTAGCCCGGTCCGCCCGGTCGACGGTCTCAATGACGCGCCCCGTGACGGTGCGCAGCTCGAACGTGATCATGCGCGCGCCTCCAATCGCGCCCGGGCGTCCTGCAGGGCCTTGGCGGCATCCTGCAGGGTTTTGCGCAGCTCCGGATCCTCTGGCATTCCCGCCAGATCCTCGCGTATCCATGACTCGAGACGCCAGACCCCGTAGCCTAAACGGCTGTCCAGTCGCCGCGCGAGATATCTGATTTGTTCGTCGGTCATGCCTGCAGCTCCCTCAAAAGCTCTTCGTCCGTCATGCCGGGCCCGACCGGGTCCAGCTCATTGATCCGGGCCATGCACGCGGCCCGGTGTGCGGCGTACCGCTTGCGCAGCTTGCCCTTGGCGACGGCTAGGCCAAGGTCGCACTTCTCGAGATCCCGTGCGAGGGCTTGCAGCTCTTCCCGCATTAGAAGGCCCTCCCGCGCCAAGCAATTTCCGCGCCGGCGAAAGCGACCGCCGCCACGACTAGAACCAGAAACCAGATCATTTTGCTGTCTCCCTTGAGTGCGAGTTATCTGTACGCTTAATTCCCGACCCGGTCAAGCACGCATTTTGCGGCGAAGCGGGCGGCGTTGTTGAGCTGGCGTTGCCATGCCCCGGCGGTCGGCGACCAGCGGAAGCCCCGGGCTTTGAGATCGGCGCGAACACCGTCGGACGGCTTGTCCGGAAAGAAGAGCTGCAGGCGATTGTCGTCGACGTTCTCAACGACGCGGACCCCCGCCGTGACGGTCACGCTCTCGACTTGCCCGGCCCTCGCCTCGAGCTGCGCAATCCGCTTTGCGATGCGCCGGCCGTTGGCGCTGTTGTTCGTCAGGGCGTAGTCGGGATATCCGACCCGGCCGCAAAAGTCCGGCTTGATCAGCGCCCGGGCCTTGTCTTCGCTGTAGCCCATGGCGACCAGAGCCGGGACCGGGTCGGCCTTGTGCTTGCGAATCGTGACGTTGGTCGCCTTCATGCGCTCTTGGCGCTTCTGGACGTCCGCCAGCTCTGCCCGGAGCTTCACGAGGGCGTCCGGATCATCGGAGCTGATTCCGCCCGTCCCGACCGCTGCAGCCTTGGCCGCGACCGCCTTGCTTGCGGAGAGGGCCTGAAAGCCCTTGTCGAAGTTGGTATGGATTCGCTCTGCGTCCCGGCGCGCCCGGCCTTCGGAATGGTGTCCGACAAGGATTGGCTGCCCGAAGGGGATATGGCTTGCGATGCCCTTGGCCCGGTCAATCCGGGCGTGCCCTTCCGCCGCCAGTTTGTCGGCGCGCGCCTCGAGCCGTGCGGCCCGGGCGATAAGTCTCTCTTCGTAACGGTTCGTCATGGTCTCTGTCTCCCTGTCTTGCAAGGGAACACTAAGCGCTTATGACGCCCCCGTCAACGGTTATTATTGATACTAATTACCGCGCCCGCCGCGCCAAACGCTGACACGGTTTGAGCCGCCGTATAGGCCCGCGCCACGGCGGCCGGGTCGGTGAGCTGCAGGGATAGATGCCCGGGCCGGACGTAAAGCTTTGACCGCCGGCCGTCGGGGGCGACGGGCTCATGAACGCGGCCGTCAGGGAGGCAAGGATGCCAGTCGAAGCCAAGCGATTGCATCATGCCGCGCCGCTTGTTTAGGGGTATCTTGATGCGCCGCGCGTCCAGCAGTAGGTCGAGATAGTGGCTCGAGACCCATCCGCCCGCAAAGCCTTGCCGCCCCTCTTCGATCGCGTCCTGCACGAGCTGTTCCGCCGTCCCTAGCCCCTGCGTAATGGCTTCGGCCGTGGCGGACGTCTTGGGCGCGCGATTGGGGAGCACGGCCGGGAGCGGATAGGTCTGCAGGTAGTGCGCTATGTGCGCAAAGCCCCCGCCCTGCAGCCACGCTAGGAAGTCGTCAAAATACGCCTGCGTCATGCCGTCCCGGATAAGGTCGGCTTCACTTTGCTGCGCACAATAAAACACCGCGTATCGCCGTTCCCCGTCCGTGAGCGGCAAGCCGTCCTTGTGGTTCGTCAAGATGATCCCGTTGGCGGTATTGTCGCCCATGACCGGGTCGACGCCCTTCGCCTCATAGGTCACGCGGGCTTCGGTAACGATCGGCTTCAGCTCTTCCATGAAGCCCCGCTTGTCGTGCAGGGCGAGCTCGTCAAGCGTGACCCATAACTTGCGGGACAGCCATTTGTTAAATTTCATCCCGTCACGGGCAAGGGCGGCGGTATTGGGTCGATACGTGTAAGTCTCGCCGAATAGGTACTCCATAACGACGGCGATAAGTGTCTTGCCGTTACCCTTGACGCCCTGCAGCACGGGCCACCACGGGATTTTAACGCCCGGGAATTGGACGGCCCGCGCAAGGTACTCAATGAGAATCCGCGCATCGGCCGCGTCGGGAAGCATTAGGGCAAGATGCCTAAGCCAACGGGAGGCGTCCCCGGGCGTCGCGACGCAGACGTAAGGGGCGTACGTGTTGACGGCCGACCACGGCCCTTCCCGGACGATCTCGCCAGTCGCCAGCCCGGGCCGGAAGCAAAGGTCGTCGACGATGCGGGGGCGGTTAACGCGCGACTGCGTCAAGCACTTGTACGCGCTGTCGCTCACCTTCTCGCCGGCCGCGTCTATGACAAACACCCGGCCGCCAAACAACACGTCAAACGCCTCGCGATTCATGAGCCGGTTGCGCTTGGCGTCGTAAATCTCGAGCTCCTGCAGAATGTACGTGCATCCGTCAAAAAACGCGAGCTGTTGCGACGGGTCGACAAAGTCCCCGGGCCCGTCTGGATCCGACGCCCGCGCCGCCCGGAGATCGACGGCGACGTTGGTCACGTAGCTGCAGGCTTTGAGGATCGTGGTCGCGAGATAGTTGGCATGGGCCGGCGAGTCCCATTTATCCCGGTACGACGGCGACGCTCTCATGAGCCGTTCAATCCGTGCGCAGTCTTTGCCCGTCCAGAATGCCAAGTGCCCGGCTAGGGCTTGATCGCACTCGCTCCGGGCGTCGTGCGGTACGTCCGCCGTCCAGAGCTGGCGGAACGTGTATCCCTGCCCGCCGAAGACTGCCCGCGAGCTGTTGTCGCTCGCCTTTAGGGCACGGGCTATCAAGGTCTCGTCGTCTTCGGGCCCGCCCCATTCCGCCACGGGGCCGGTTGTCCACTCGCCCGCCGTGACCCCCGTCCCGGCCGTCGGCGCGAAGTATTGGGCGACGGTGGCGGCAAAGGCGGCGGTATGGTCCGTGCCGGCGTCGCCGTGCGCGTGCGTCCCGGTGAGCGCGATAAAGCGGCGCGCCGTGTAGAGCTCCATATTGAGCCCGACGTTCTTCGTACTGTGCGGCGGCGGGGCCCCGGTGAGCCGGCCGATAATGTGCAGGCCACGGCCGGAGTGCGAGACTTCCACGGCCGCGCCCGGGAACCTTCCGACCAGCTCGAGCGCTAAAGGCGACCAATCGGTCCCGTCGTGCGCGCCGTCAACGTCGCAGCAGAAGAATGGATCCGCGTCGGTAAAGACAAAGCCGATGCCCGCGCCGTGACCGCGATCGGCTAGGTGCTGCGTCGCGACGGCGGTCGCCGCGTCTGTCCAATTGCCCGGCTCGTGCGCGTTACAGGGCGCGCCGCTATGCCAAAGCGTCGGAATCTTATCCATCTTTCCCGGCCGCGTGGCGGACGGGTAGGCGTACCACGTGACAAATTGCGCACTCGCCGCCAACGCCGCGAGCGCTCCCGGAAGGGAGTCCATACGGAAACCTCTTTACTGGACGGTGGCGAGGGCTTCGGCTTTGAGGCCGTCGGGCGCGTCGCGGGCGACAGGATCACCCATTGCCAGCGCTTG